TTACTTTACCTTCTGACTCTTCTATAATGTCAGATAAAGCATGTAGTTTAGGATTTTTAAATTCTTTTATCTCTCCGTCATTTGTTTTAACAAAACCATTACATACCTGGTGTAGTTTAATTATTTCAGTTAATTTATTATTATAAGACACTGCTTCATCTTCTATTATAGCTATAGCAGCTATTCTAAGTCTTTCATAAAAATCTTTTTGTTCATCATTCATTTCTATATATCTTTTAGAATATAATTTATTTGGTAAATCCAAACACTCATCTTTAGTAACTCTGTATGAAAAATTATTTAGTTTAGTTTCTAGTTCATCTAAATGAACATAATATTTAGGTATTTCTGTATACTTACCATTACCTAAATCTAATTTATGAGTTACACAATATCTATTTCTAAAAGTAAAATAAGAAGAGAAACCTAAATGATTTGGGTTTAAAAAATTACATTGCGTGTATAAATCTAATGGTGATTTAGTTACAGGTGAACCTGTAAGTATTCTTTTGTATTTAGAATAGTCTGCAAGTTTAATAACATTTCTAGTTCTTATTGCTCTGTGGTTTTTTATTGTAGTAGACTCATCTACAATTGTTAAGTTTTCTGGATGATTATATAAAAATTCTGTAGCACCTTTTAATCCTCTAGATGTAGACAATGCTTCTATATTCATACAAAAGATTTTTAATTTACCTTTTGGATCAAAAGATTTTTTTAATTGTTTAGGTTTATCTATGTTCCAAGAATATATTTCATATTCTATATCAGGAGACATGTGTTTTTTTATTTCATCAAAAGCCCAAACTGTGTAAACTGATTTAGGAGCTAGTATTAATACACCTGTAATTTTTTTATTTATCCTCAAAAGTCCTATATTATCTATGGCGACTTTTGTTTTACCTGTACCCATTTCCATGAAAAAAGCGTATGTGGGTTTATCCCAGGCTTTAGAAAGGCAAGTTTTTTGGTGTTCGTATGGTTGTGTTTTAAAGTTAAACAAGTTCAACATAATGCTTGACATATTAGCATTCAGAACTATATTGTCAACACAAAGGAGGTCATATTTATGAACCTAGAACAATTAACAAAGATAAATATAAAAACTGACGAAGTAAAAGACATATCCGACGCTTGTAAAAAGCTAACTTCTCAAAATAAGATTGTAGAAAAAACTGAAGATCTTCTTAAATTACAACAAGAAGAAGCTAGACGTTTATCTGAAGAAGTGATACCAACTCTTATGCAGCAAGCAGGAGTTTCATCAATAACACTTGATGACGGTACTTCGGTTGAGGTTTCACCTTACTACTATGCGAAAATCCAAGAGGCACACAAAGAAGAGGCCTTCCGATGGTTGCGTGAGAACAATCACGGGGATCTGATAAAAAACAATTTATCGGTTTCGTTTGGTAAGGGGGAAGATGCTGATGCAACGAAACTAAAAGAATCGTTGGAGAAGCAAGGTCTGGTCGTAGACCAAAAACAAGACGTTCATTGGCAAACTCTTCGAGGATTTGTGAAAGAGCAAATTGAGAAGAATAAAACTATACCATCTGAAACTTTTGGATTGTATATTGCTAATCGAACTAAAATAAAAAGTAACAAATAACAACTAAGAGGTAAAAAATGGCAACACAAAAAGCCACAAACGCAGTTGCTCAAAAGGCAACAGCACAAGCACCTATGGTTTCAAATATGGAACAATTCGCAGGTGCAGGAGCGGAAAACATTACATCAAAAGATGTATCACTTCCGTTTTTAAAAATCCTTACTAATAATTCACCGCAAGTTACTCAAGGTGACTCGCAGTTTATTAGTGAGGCAAGACCAGGTATGGTAATAAATTCTGTTTTGAACAAACTTTATGATGGTCAAGCAGGATTTAAAGTCATTCCTTGTTTCTTTAAATTCGAATACGTGGAATGGGCTGATAGAGGCACACAGAATTCTGTGGCACCTATTAATTCGTATCCAGCTGATTCGGATATAATGACTAAAACAACCAGGGGTGATGATCGAAAAGATAGATTACCTAACGGTAATTATATCGAGCCAACTCATTACCATTACGTGTTAATGGTTGATGAGAATGATCAAGCTACGACTACTGCTGTTATTGTGATGAAAGCTACTCAGGCTAAAAAGTCTAAGAAGTGGAACTCAATGATGCTTTCTCAAAGAAGGAAAGGCAGTAAAGGTATGTTCCAACCACCTACATGGTCTCAGATTTATACTCTAAGAACTGTGTTAGAAAAGAACTCTTTGGGTTCTTGGTTCGGTTGGGAGATTGATCATGATAAGGATATACCTAACGACACTCTCATGCAGGCAGCGATGTCTTTTTATGAGACGTGTAAAAAAGGTAATGCCAAGGTCAATCTTACCGAGGAACAGCAGGCACAAACAGGAACAACACCTTTCGAGCCTGCATAATGAGTTCACTAGATTTTTTTAGTAAACTCTTTGGTGGATTAACGTCTGCCTACGGTACCTACGAGCTCTCAGGAGCTCGTAGAGCCGATGGTAAAGCAGAAGGTAGAGCGTTAACCAAAAAGGCAGATGTAACATTAGAATTATTTGCTAAACATCTTAAAGGAGAATTGTCATTAGGTATCGTACCTATAATGAAAGATAACAACTGTAAGTGGGGTTGTATTGATGTTGATGAATACGATGGATTTAATCCTCTCGATGTCATAAAAAAAATTAGAGATTTAAAATTACCACTGTTTCCTTACAGATCTAAGTCTGGAGGATTACACATATTCCTACATATAGATGGTGTAGTACCAGCAACAGACATGATTGATAAACTTACTGAACTATCAAGTAGGTTAGGTTTAGCAGATTGTGAAATATTTCCTAAACAGAGAACTATAAATGTTGAGTTAGGTACAATAGGTAATTGGTTAAACCTACCATATCAAAATGCACATTTAACAACTCGTCATGCAATAGATGATAACGGCCACTCGATACCCATAGAAAAATTACAAGAAGCAGTTACACCTTATCTTGTTAAACCAGAGGACTTTTACAAAATAAAATTAGAAGATCTTAACGATGAAGATAAAACATTTTCAGATTACCCACCTTGTGTACAGAACTTTGTAAAGAATGCTGTTAGGCCTGGTGATGGTAGAAATGAAGCTTTGTTTAATGTTGGTGTATGTATGCTGAAGAAACATGGTAAAGAAGGTGCATGGGAAGATGAGTTAGGAGAGATAAATAAATCATGGGGTGATAATAAAATAGATCCTAAAGAATTAAAAATAACTGTAATAAAAAGTTTAAGTGGAGATAAAGATTACAATTACAAATGTTCTTCTCCTATAGCTAAAAAATATTGTGATCAGGCTGCATGTGTAAAAAGAAAATTAGGTATTGGTAAAAAAGATTACAATTTTCATGTGGACTCTTTTCAAAAAATAAGCACTAAACCTCCTAAATATATTTTAACAATAGATAAGAAACCTGTAAGACTTACAGGTCAACAATTATGTCAGCAACAACTATTAAAAACAGAATTGTTTGATTGTGATATTGTTTGGAAAACTATGAAATCAGAAGAGTTTGGTTTATGGTTAAACTATCTTAAATCAATTCAAACTGCTGTAGAAGGATATGACTTTACTGATGATGACAAAGATGAGTTTAATTATCTGTTTAGAAACTTTATGGATGATAGTCAGTTAGCTGATGATATTACTCAAACTCAAACAGACTATATTTTTGAAGAAGAAGGTTATCTATTTTTTAGAGCAGAACTATTTAAAAAGTTTTTAAAGAAAGAAGGTAACAACTTAAAACCTTTTGAAGTAAAAGAATTATTAATTGACAATGGAGCTGAGTACATAAGACAACATAAAGAATACAAAGGTCGATTGTGGAAAATACCAAAACCCGAAACACTTAACATTAAAGAACGTGATGTTAGTTTCAAACAACAGGAAGCCCCTTTTGACCCAGATACACAATAAAACTTTTAAGATATTTGGTCCACCAGGTACAGGTAAGACTACGAGACTTATAAAAATAGTAGAAAAACATTTAAGACTTGGAGTATTACCTCACGAAATGGTTTATGTTTCTTTTACTAACAAGGCAATTGATGAAGCTGTTGATAGAGTTCTTAAAAAATTTAAACAGTATGATGAAGATGATTTTATTAATTTTAGAACTATACATTCTTTTTGTAAGAAAGAATTGTCTTCAGTTCCTGTGTTAGACCCAAGAGTTGATATGTTAAAATTCCATACTGATTGGGGAACTATAAGTGCTAACTTTACAGAAGAAGATGCAAATCAAAAAGTATTTAGTAATTGGTCTTTAAGAGTATATGACAAAGCTAGAAATATGTTGGTAGATCCTATTAGTTTGTATAAGACAGAACCAATAAAGAAAGTCAGACTACAACAGTTCAAAGACATAATTAGAAATTACAAAAAATTTAAAAAAGATAATAAGATGGATTTTACAGATATGGTAGAAAAATATGTAGAAGAAATAAATCCACCATCTTACAAAGTATTTATTGTTGATGAAGCCCAGGATTTGACACCTTTACAATGGAAGTTTGTTGACAAAGTAGCAGCTCAAGCGCACAGAATTTATTTAGCAGGAGATGATGATCAAGCAATTTATGAATGGAATGGTGCTAGAGTTAGAAGTTTTTTGGACTTTCCAGGTAAAATATTTATTTTAAACAAATCATATAGATTGAATAATACGATTCTTAACTTTTCTAAAGAAATATTGAAGTTTATACCTGAGAGACAGCCAAAAGAATTTACCTCAACCAACAAATCTAGTGGCTCTATTAAGACATACAGTAAATTTAACGAGGTTCCCTTTGATACATTAGGAGGAACTTGGTATGTATTAGGCAGAGTTGGAGATAACGTAGATGAGTTAAAAGAATATGCTAGGCAAAAAGGCCTGTATTTCCAAGATATGCGAGGTAATAAATCGTTCAATATTAACAAATGGAACGCTATTAATCATTGGTTAAATTTACAAAAAGGTGGAACTTTAACTAAAGAAGAGGTAGGTGTTTTGTATGATTTTATTGATCAAATTAAAAAAGGATGGAGAAAGATAGACAACAAAGCCTGGTCTGATATTCATCCTAACCAACCTTTAGATCTAGACTTCTTAAAAGAGAATTGTGGGTTAGAGACGAAGCACACTGAATGGTGGAAGGTCTTGAACAGAAAATTTACTGCTCGAGACTTGGATTATTTTCAAAGTATGTTAAAAAGAAACATTCAATTTAATGAAAAAGCAAAAATTATAATCGACACTATCCACTCAGTAAAAGGTGGGGAGGCAGACAACGTACTAATATATGAAAAAGCTAATTGGCCATCTAATTTTTCAACCAAAAACATCAAAGACAAGATGGCTGAAGCGCGGGTTTGGTATGTTGGTATTACACGCTCTAAGACATCCCTACATATACTCTCAACTAATCATACATATTTTTTTCCTTTGGGGCGTCTTGCATCTAATTTCAACAGGAGAACTATAAATGAGTAGTAAGGATATGTTTGACGAAGCTTTTCCAGACGGAAAGCAGGTCGGAGGATCACACTATAAACAATTTATCATTCAGCCATGGACTTTTATTAGAAAAAATGGCTTGAATCCTTTTCAAGCAAATGTAATAAAGTATGCTTGTAGATATTTAGGTAAAGGTAAATCAATTGAAGATCTAAATAAAATAAAACATTATTGTGATTTAGAAATACAACACTTAAAGGAGAAAAAATAATGAGTAATGAAATGACAAAGATACTAGAGAACCACTACGAATGGTGCAAACAAAACGGTAGAGATACTTCATGGTACAAAAAAATGAAAAAACAATCCTCTGTAAAGATTGCGAAAAAAAAGCAGTAATAATAGAAGATAAAAAATATTATTGTGCTGAATGTTACATGAAGAAAAAAAGAATCAAACCAAAAAATTATGACAACAGAATTGGTGTTTAACCAAACAGAATCAGATTGGAAAAGGCCTGAAAGTTATCCTGACTTATCAGATAGATCTATCATAGCAGTTGATTTAGAAACTAGAGATCCAAATATAAAAACTAAAGGACCTGGTTGGGCTACAAAAGATGGAGAGATAGTTGGTATTGCTGTAGCTGCTGATGGTTTTAAAGGATACTTTCCTATAGGACATGAAGCTGGTGGTAACATGGATAAAGAAATTACTTTGAAATGGTTCAAACAGTTAATGGAAAACAATGTAGATAAGGTATGCCACAATGCTTCTTATGATATTGGTTGGGCAAGATCTTTAGGTATAAAACCTAACGGTAAAATTTATGATACGATGATTGCTGGTGCATTAATTAATGAAGATAGATTTAGTTATTCTTTAAATGCATTGTCTTTTGATTATTTAGGCGAAGTTAAATCAGAAGCACAGCTAAAAGAGAAAGCAGAGGAGTGGGGACTAGATGCTAAACAAGATATGTGGAGATTACCTGCAGGTTATGTTGGTCCTTACGCTGAACAAGATGCTGAACTTACACTTAAACTTTGGAATAGATTTAAAATAGAAATACAACAACAAAATCTAACAAATATATTTAATTTAGAAACAGAGTTAACTCCTATTCTTATAGAAATGAGAGAGCATGGAATAAGAGTAGATTTATCAAAAGCTGATGAACTTAAAAAAAATTTTATAAAAGAAGAGAACAAGAGATTAAAACAGATAAAAGATATGAGTGGTCATGACGTTGAGATCTGGGCTGCTGTATCAGTTGCAAAAGCATTTGATGCTTTAAAAATTCCATATGAGAGAACTGCAAAAACAAAAGCACCTAGTTTTACAACTAATTGGTTACACAACTGTCCACACCCTTTAGCTAAATTAATTAGAGAAACTAGAGAAATGAATAAGTTTCACTCTACATTTATTGATTCAATACTTAGATATGAACATAATGGCAGGATTCATGCAGAGATTAATCAATTAAAATCTGATTCAGGTGGTACAGCCACAGGTAGATTATCTATGAGTAACCCTAATTTACAGCAGATTCCTGCTAGAAATAAGGAGTTTGGTAAGCATATTAGAGCTCTTTTCTTGCCTGATGAAGGAAAAAGGTGGGGTAGCTTCGATTATAGCCAACAAGAGCCTAGGCTGGTGGTACACTACGCATCAAGCGTAGATCAGGGTTTTGAGGGCTCCTATGAGCTTTTAAAGGCCTATGAAAACGATAATGCAGACTTTCACCAGGTTGTAGCAGAAATGGCTGATATACCTAGGTCACAGGCTAAAACCATTAATTTAGGCATGTTCTATGGCATGGGAAAGGCCAAATTATCGGCAGAACTAGGTATTGATATAGAACAGGCTAAAAGTATCTTAAATGCTTATAATGAAAGAGTGCCTTTTGTTAAGATGCTATCTAATAGATGTATGACTACAGCAGATAAAAAAGGATGTGTAGTAACTATAAAAGGCAGACATTGTAGATTTGATCGTTGGGAACCTAAGACTTTTGGTATACACAAATCCATGACTAGAGAAGAGGCAGAAAGTAAATATGAACGAGGTATGATTAAAAGAGCCATGACATATAAGGCCTTAAATAGATTGATCCAAGGATCAGCAGCAGATCAGACTAAACAAGCTATGATTAACTGTTACAATAAAGGCCACCGGCCACTACTACAAATACACGACGAATTGTGTTTTAATATAAACAAAGAAGAAGACATAGACGAAATTAAATACGAAATGGAACATTGTTTAGATGACGTGCCTTTAAAAGTGCCTAGCAAAGTAGATCTTGCTCTTGGGATAAATTGGGGAGAAGCTACATAATGCCTTCTAAATTAGATGACTTAGCTCTAGGTAAATGTCCTCATTGCGATACCGTTACAACTTTTATACCTACAAGAAAACCAGAAATTTACATTTGTGATTATTGTGAACAGAAAGTTAGACAACATGTAAATGGAAAAGTGCATTGGTACAAATTCAGCGAAGTACCATTAGGAAAGTTTGATTAAATAAAATACTAAACCAGATCCAAGTATAAATATTTGAGGAACAAAATTTAATAAAATACTTCCCTCTCTCCATTTAATACCAACTATTGTCCATAAAATAGCACCAATAAAATGAACTATTACACCCAATGGATATACATCAAAAGAATGTAAACAAATTGCTGTTAAGATTACAGTTGCAGCTGTGTATTTTAAAAATATCATTTGAAGAAAATTACTACATTTAAAACTATTCTTATACCAGATTTTATTGGATTTGCACTTGCATGAAAATGGTTTTTTATAATTAAAAGTTTGTTTGCTTTTGGCTTTATTTTTTTCATTACAGTCAATAATTTAAATTTATCTTTGTATCCTTCATTAAAAACAACTGTATCTCCATCACTATTATTTAAATATAACAACAAAGAAATATGTTTTTCATCATTGTCTACATGAGGCATGTTGTGTACATCTTTAGTTTGTATCTTATTATTATTTAATAGTAAATTTATTTTTGCTTTATGTATATAACCCTCAATATTATTATCTTTCATAAGTTTAAGAATTATTGGAATAAAAATTTCTGCATAAGGTGAATTAATTTTTTTATCTAAAACCAAACCATGAGATAGTTGTGGAGTAATAAAACCGTTTTTAATTGGAAATATTGTATCTTCTATACGTGTATATTCTCCTGAATCTAGTCCTAAAAAATAAGGAAAGTTGTCTTTGACGACCAATTCATACATTTGATCAAAAGATTTTTTATCTACAGCATTTTCAATAATTTTTAGAGACATGAATAGCCTAGGATATTATATGAAAAAAAACAAAATGCTAGTCTATTAACCAGCTTTATCTAAAAGACCACTCTTTGCATCTTCTACACTTTGATCATTGATCTTAGTTCGAAGTTCTTTGATCTTTATGTCGATCCACTTCATATCAGGAGTTACTCTGCCCTGAGACAGTGCTTGGTTCGCCCACTTGGACTCCAACTGAAGTTTCTCCGAGATTAACTTTTGTAGTTGCATCTCTATCAACCTCCTCAAAGGTTAGAAAAAGAAAGTTAGGATCATAAAGTCCTGCACCATCTTTTTCGGTTAACTGCCCAGAATCATAACTCGCACTAAAAGATTCTAAAGCAGCTTTATCGTCGCTAGCCTCTATAGTTTCATCCAAACGAATATCTTTATAGTTGGCTTGGATACGATAAAGTTTCATAAGAATATCTTATCAAATTTTTTAATGTAAAACAAGTTGTCAATAGGTGCTAAAAGTGTTGAAAACACTAGCTTTTTAGATGGTGGTAGTAGGAGTGCAATGAAATTTTATAAAAATATTGTATTTATTTACATCATCTGAGCCTATTTCTTTCATTTTATTTATAGATTCTTCATACCCAAAAATAAGGCAATCATACTGACTATTAAATGTTTCTGTCCATTGATACGGATCCATACATGTACCTGCGACCTGGGAGCAAATTATTAAAGTTAATAATATTTTCATTTAAGTATTGACCTATCTTATTTATCATCTATATAGATAAGATAAATATAAATTAATATTAACTAATTATACAGGAGAAAATATGAACAGTAAAAGTGTCAGCTTCTTAAAACTTGTAAAAGAAGTAGATGAAATACTTAGTAAGATGCATTCTAAAAGTTCTGATGGTGAACCTATACAACCTGGATCGGATCATTGGAATGAAACAAGAGATAGATTAATGAAAGTACATGTAGGTGGTGAAACTAGATTTATGACCTATCCTATGAATTGGAGTTTATCAGAACATTTAATGGTTGATGAATTAAACAGCAGACCTGATGTGCATCCAATGCATGTAAAACTAAAAACAGAATTGTAATGACAGATAGTATTGGAATAGCATTAATAATTTTATTTATTTTACTTTTCCCTAAATTTTTTTTAGGAACTGTAGTTGCAATTATTGCATTTTTTATGGGAGTAACAATATGACAAAAGATAGACACGCAGATACAAATAACTTTTTAAAAAAATTAAGACGTAAAGATTGGAAAGACAGACGTGTAGCAGCTATAAATAAAATTAGTGAAAAAAAAGGTTGGAGTTGTAGTGAAAACAATCCTTACTTTGAACAATATACAGTAATTATGAATCCAAATATTAAAACAAAACAACAATGCAAAGAGGAGTGTAGAAAAAATGGATATAAATAAATGGAAATCAGTAGCAGTAAAAAAAGAAACACACACATTACTTACTGCACTTTGTGGAGAAAAAGAACGTAACCCTGCTAGGATGATATCTAAATTAGTAAAAGATTATGCTGAATATCAGGCAAAGAAAAAAGGTATGCCTACAGAAAAATATATTGCGACTTTATTAAAAAAGAATGCGACTAAACAGAGATAAACTTCACTCAATAAAAAATGATACAGTTATAGATATTACTGTATCTAACAGACCAGGTTTATATTTTTTATTTAATCAAGAATATAAATTAATCTATATCGGAGAAAGTTTATTTCCATTAAGTAGAATACTAGATCATTATTGGAAAGCATATTTAGATGGAAAAGATAAAAAAGGTATTGGACCTGTATTTTCTTATTTTAGAATAATTAGTGTAGATAATGAAACTAGAATTAGACAACACTATGAAAAACGTTACATAAAACATTACAATCCAGAGCATAATCATGGAGCAAACAGAGCACCATATAGTTTAACTTGTAAACAAATAAAAGCTCACATAATGATTTATGAAATGTTTTTTAAAAACATGAGCTGGTACAGATACATAAATGATGAAGTATTAAAAAAAATGTCAGATGGATTAGCACATAAAAAGAAATTAAGAAAATTAAGAGAAAAAAAGAAAACTTGGAGATGAAAAAAACATTATTAAAAATAAATAACATGAAAAGGTTCTGTAAGTGGCTAGATCAAACTAGTGTGCACTTAGATATTGTAAGAACTTTACTATCTCACCCATGGGTTATGTCATGGAAAGAGAGAAAAGGTATAGAAAAGCGACTAAAACAAACCCAAGACAGAGATTATTTTTGTTTCAAAAGATCTAAAACTAGGTTAAGATGGCGTAACATATACACACGTTTTCATCACTATGAGAAAGCGACCGAACTACTAACATATGTAAGGAAACGTTATGCCAGGCAAAAGAATAAAAAAAGATAATCTAGAACAAGCCCTAGAAATACTTGCAGCTAATCTAAATTCTAAAGATTATTCCAAAGTAACAGGAGTTATGTCCATGTTATTTATAGGCCATCAGTTTAATTTAAGTGGTGATGGCTTTGAATTTATTAATTTAGCTGTAAAAATTAAGAAAGAATCTCATAAGAAAACATTTAAAAAAGCTTTACATGGCAATGTAATTAAGCTAAAACCTAGATCGTCTTAGGACGAACTCTCTTTTTTTTAGTTAATAGAGTAGGGGATGTGAGCGGGAGACTGCAATCATCCCCTTAACTATTGACTTTAACTTTAATACAACATATTCGTGTAGTTATGGAGCTACTACATGAACATATCAGCGAAAATTCTAAAAATTATGGGTTTGAACGTAGCTGAGAAGTTAATAGAAAACACACCAAACCCTGACGTACGCATCTGGCGAGCTGTAATTGCGCTTGCTTTGGAAGATGTAATGATCACAAATCAGAACAGAACTGAATCTGTTTTGAAAGGTGATGCTCATGATTGGTTTTGTAGCAACAGTGATGATTTTAAAATGGTATGCTTTCAAGCAGAATTAGATCCTAGGTTTGTAAGAGAAAGGTATCTTGATGCACTAGAAAAAGGTATAATTAAATTTACAAGAAAACAAAATTTGAATATAAGTTATACAAAAGAATATGAAAAACTTAGACGAGCCACTACGAAGGAGCAGCGAAGGAAGCACAACGCAGTTATTGATAAGTTGCGGAAAGCTATATTTGAGTGCACCGATTAATAGTATTGAAAGACAGTTTTATAAATTTTTATATAAAAAAATAAAATTAAGATATTTAAATTAAAGATTTTTCCCATCTATATTTTTGAACTGAATGAACTTTTGGTTGCCACTCTCTATTCTTTCTTGTTGTCCAACCTGTACCTTCTGAAAAAGCTCTTGTTGTTTCTTTGTGTGTATATCCTGCAGCTTTTAAACTAATCCCAGATTCTGTTTCTAATGTATAAGTTAAAATTTTAGTGCCACCCATTTCTTTCCATATCCTAGCACATGCACCATATAAGAAGCTGTTAACATTTTTAATACCTTCTGTGCATGTTCTTACAATTTCTCCTGTATAACCATCATCTAATTTTCTTGCTACAGGTCTACCAACAATTGCTACACCAATAATTTGATTGTCATCATCAACAGCTGCAATACAAAACTTACAGCCAACTACAGTTTTACTATGTCTGTGATGTTTTCTGACATACTCATTTGCTAATCTTAATGTATAAGGTTTAATCCTCACAGGCCACACATACCTTCACACTCTTGATTGAATAAATCTCCTTGAGTGTCATTTTTAAATTTAACTTCATCTAAAGGTACACAAGATCTGTGAACATAGTTTTTTACTTTTGGATTATGTTTACGCATTTCTTTATCGAAGAACACAGCTTCTTTAAATTCGTTAGGTCTCTTATCTCTCATTTCTATCCAGAAATTATCATCGTGAAACGGACACCCGATACAGGCCGACTTCACAGGTACATTGAAACCTTTACCTTCATACCATTTTAAACAATCCTGTCTGGTCATTTTCTTTTCTAACAATGGCCATCTGTTTTCTTGCCACCAAAACCTAGATGGTTTCATACGCATTACTTCATCCATAGATATACCAATCCAAACCTCAACCCATTGATTTTTCTTCATTTTTTGTCTTGGTTTGTAGCCTAATATTTCTCTTATTTTCTTTGCAATTGGAGTTATTTTATATTCTCTTGTGCATTGTCTTCGACCCATTCCTTTTTTACCTTTTTCATTCAAAGTATAAAATGGTGCTGAAGCGAATTGATTACCACCTGGAGACAAAGCTTTTAAGATGTCTTTGTCTAGATCTCCTTTTTTAGTTATGTGCACAGGATAAGATAGTTTTGTTTTTAAATAATTTAAATGATCTATTACTGTAGATGGTTCCCAACCTGTATCTGCGAATACAGCTGCATCAGGTTTAACACCAAATGCTCCTTGGTCTGCCATCAAGGCCATAGTGCTAGATTGTACACCAGCTCCTAACGATAAGATTCTTAGACTTGGTTCTTTGTCACGTTCCATATTGCTCTTCCTATTTCTTCTGCGATTTGCGGGACGATAGAGTTTCCCAATCCTTTAAGTCTGTATACCCGCCCGGGTACCCCATTAGCCACTCTACCCACATCGGGTTCAGTGCGCCACCAACTTTCTCCCCTAGATTCCCCTTGCCACGATCTATCTTGCTGTCCTTGTACATGAACTCCCTTGGAGTTGGCCACATTATGTTCGGATGTGCTACTTGATCGTTTAAACTGATCGGCATTTTCTTGTTCACTTTCATTTGCATTCTTTCCTTCGAACTCGCTCCCCTGTCGCAATGTGCGTCTGGTGTTCTCCATAACTTCATTGTCGCTGGATCCACTTGTTCTCTCAGGTTCGATGGACGAGATCTTCCCTTCCTTTGACCTTGCATCAGCTTCTTGGTTCCTTCTTCTGATCTTGGAGGTAAGTGATCCATTGTGTTTGGAGTAGCCCACAATCCAGACTCTTTCTCTTCTATGGGGCGCGCCGACGCCTGCAGCTGGAATAATAAACGCTTGGACTTCGAAGCCTTCACTTTCCAGGTCAGTGCACACTGTTTCGAATACCATGCCGTCTTGGATGTTAATAATTCCTCTGACATTCTCTGCAATAATCCAGGTGGGTCTGACTTCTTTAATGACTCTGAACATATCTGGCCAGAGATATCTGTCGTCATTGGTACCTTTTTGCTTGCCTGCAACACTGTACGGTTGGCAAGGAAAGCCTCCTGTGAGGATGTCAATGGGTTCTTTGATGTCTTTCGCTTCCAATTTTTTAATATCATGATGTATTGTAACTCCTTTCCAATGTTTTTGCAGCAATAGTCTGCAGTATGGGTCAACTTCACAGAAGCCTACAGTTGTAAAGCCCACTCGTTCTAGAGCTAAACTAAATCCACCAATACCGCTAAATAAGTCTAAATGATTCATCTGTGACACTGTTTTTATAGGTTTTACGTAATTTGTCAATCTATATAAGATATTTCTACCTAAAACACTCTACACAGGACACCAGAATGTCTGACATTTGTGACATAGACCTCTTTTTAGACTATTTACATTGATACTACTTACTTATTTGATGTCACAAACACTTTTATTCTGTGACATACACTGACACTAGTGACACTAACCACTTATGGACAAAACACCTAAACTTGGATACAGTCTTAATTGAGTTAAAAATATCTTATTACAAATGGCTGGAAAAAAGAACACTATAAAAACGATGCATGATCTGACTGCGAAGCAGAGAAAGTTTGTTGATATCTATGTGGCCAATTACGGATTAATTAGTAAGACAGAAGCAGCTAAGCAAGCTGGATATGTAGCTAAAGATCCACATACGATTGCATCTAAATTAACTAACCCAAATAGAAACCCCCATGTTGTAAGATATTTAGAAAAAAGATTAGCTGTTGAAAGAAATAAATATGCTAATCCGTTACGTTCACATAAAAGATTTGAGAAGTTTGGTGATGACGCTGCAAAGAAAAACCAATTCGCTTCAGCAATCAATGCAGAATTTAGATCTGGCCAATTGGCTGGAATGTATGTTGATAAAAAAGAAATTACAAATAATACTCTGGAGGGAATGTCACGTGAACAACTTGAAAAACGTTTATCAGAACTCGAAGCCAAAATCGGGGAAGGTAAAAACATCATTAACGTCACGCCAACAGAGGATGGTTAAAACAGATAAATGGATGGTTGTATTTAATGAAATACATAATTCACATTTATCTATGAATATAGGAAAGGTAGATGTTAAAACAGATGAAGAAGAAATATAAAGTTGGTAAAACTTATAAAAAAACAATTCCTTTGAATTTTAAAAAGCTCGGTAAAAATATAGAAGATTATCCTTTTGTAGAAATAAATTGGGCTGACATTGAAGGAGATGCAGGTTGGTCTGATACAAAAAGTTTGTTAAAAAGTAAATTACCCATTTGCGTTTCTAAAGGTTATTTGGTATCACAACGTAATGGAGTTACAAGAATATTTACAGATTATATCAAAGCGAAAGACAATGATACTTTTGAAAATATTGGTAACACCACAATTATTCCAACTTCAGTTATTCAATCAATAAAGGTATTAGGCTAATGGATATGATAATTTATCAAGATGGTGTTTACGAACTAATTACTGTAACAAAAGATATGTTTGAAGGTGCTATCAAACCAGAAATAGTAGATTGTTTTAGCTTGTGCGATATACTTAGAGATAAATTTACTACCTACCTTGAGGACATTAACAGACATGTTATGAAAGAAGGTGGTGCATACTTTTATGGCTGTATGTGCAGCTAACTTGTCTTATATCAAATGGCATTAAAAAAACGTGAATCTTTACTCTTTCAAAGAGTACGTAAACATATAAAAAAAGCGCATTTTACAAGGATAGAAAGCTCAACAATACAAGGTATACCTGACGTACATTGTGTGATGAATAAGCGTATTTTTTGGATTGAATTAAAGTCTACTGAGGACAAGTTTCCGATACTGTCTAAGTTTCAAATGGCATGGTGTTATGAATACCAAAGACATGGTGGCCATGTTTTCGTGCTGCATCAGGCCCTCTCGCAGAGGTCTCTGAATCTTTACAAAGTGGCCGGTGAGGTGGATCCCTCGTCTCGTTCCTCGTTTTCTCGTTCCCTCGTTCTCGTTTATAGCTCACCGGACCCACCTCCGCCGCTGGCCTGGCAGGAGCTGGCCGCTGCGCTTCAGGAAAAAAATGGTTGACACCATTTCCTCGTTTGATATAAGGAATTTGTTAATGACAAAGGTGAGGAACAGCTCTGGCATCCGTCCATGGAGAGATGCAGTGTGGCGCAACTCCTAGCTTATTTGTTTATTTATCATCTGTCATACCACGGGCTAGTCCTTGCTGGCCCGTGGCCTTAATCAAAACCTCGTTTTCTCGTTTCCTCGTTTAGCAATAGTTCTAGGACATAGCTCACCGTTAGCATCTGGTGCCCAGCAGCCGTCGGAAGCTGATGCGTGTGGATCCTCGTTTCTCGTTTAGAAATAAGGCTTTTGTTTACAGGTGATTACCTGTGAGCTGGGACCCAGATTTTTCCACCAGAATCTCCTGAAGCCCTGCTGAAAAAAAAATAAATTTTCTTCTTGACTTCTATCCCATGAGGTCTTATGTGTATGTCTATGATTATAATATATACAACAGCACTGTATCTCCTGATCCTTTTTGGGTCAGGAGTGGTGTCATTTAACTTTTAGGAGAGCTATGCCAAAGACAGATGAACGAGAAAAAGATAATGTTGTTTTCACGTGTAAGAAGCACGGAAAAGAAACATACTTCAAAATTAAAAAACTTGAGAAGATGAGAAAGATGCGTGAGTACGTATACGTATGGTTTGACGTAGATGGTCTTACTGAAAAGATGTGGGTGCGAATCATTTCGGGTGACCGTAAAAAAGGAATGGGTAAATTGGATAACGTTCCAAGCATTCTAGATCATTTAAGGTTAGGAGATCTAATCAGATTCGAAACTGACAAGGAGGGAATAACATGGGGACTTTAAAAATACGCGATTGGCTTCTCGCTGGAGAAGCCAAAGAATATTTTACAATTAAGGACATTGCTGAGCACGGCTGCGAAGGAGGTGTTTCAGGTTTGATTTACTACAAAGAAACCGCAAGGTTTCACGACGACAATGAGGAAGAGATTTGGGATATCATTTCTCGGTTTGCCGATGACAGCGGACAGACATTGATGCAATACCTTTCCGTGGTCGCGAAGGATGCCAGGACTCTCACCGGCCTGAAGAACTCCCTCGTTTGGATTGCCGTTGAGTCGATAGCTCAAGACATTGATGAAGAGCGCCAGACAGGTGGCCAGCAGCAGCGGACGGGAACGAAAAGCGAATTCATCAAGCTAATGGAAAAAGGCGAGGTTGATGATAGCTATAATATGCGAGGCAACAAATAATGTTTGTATTATTTTTACTAATATTTGCCTGTATTCTGTGGCCTGAAGTTACCTCGTTCTCGTTTTGGATCGTGGTCTCGTTGGTAGTTATGGCTTTCCAGGGAGCTGGCCAGGCGCAGCGGCTGAGCCCAGCAGCTGTCGAACCTGTACCTGCTTTTACTTTTTTAGAAAAATATTCGTTTGACTTCTATCCCACGTATGATAAGACATATGTAACTAAAAAAAAGGAGAACAAGATGGGATTAGATCAATACGCTCACCTGCGTGGGCAAGAATACGAATGGGACGCCAACGATGATAATCAATTCTATTGGCGAAAACATGCGAGACTTCAACAGTTCATGGCTAAAGAACACGCAAAACAAAACCCCGTTGAAAAAAATGAGAATGATATGGGATTAGGTTTTAATGGTGGACCGGTGTACATAACTGAAGAAGTAGTGAGAAAACTAGAAGAGGCGATAGAAAATGATTATTTTGATTATTTTGCTCCTGATGGTTTCTTTTGGGGACAACAGTTCCAAGAACAGCAGGTGAAAGAATACAAAGCACAGGATAAAAAGTTTTTGCAATGGTGTAAGGACATGATTGCGAAAAAGAAAGTTGTTGAATACCATTGTAGTTGGTAGGCGACGACCTGCGAGGTCTTTTGTCAGAGTAGCTCCTGTTTAGACCTCGCTTTTCTCGTTTCTCGTTTGAAACGCAAACTTAATTTTAACTAATGAAGTTACCAGGATCTGGCCAGCTGCAGTTCACGGAAACTTCAGGAAAGGAATGTGATGACAGATAAAGCTGACCAATGGATTTGGTATAAAGATAGAACTAACAGAACAAGAAAAATTAAATTGAAAACTTTATTAAATCGTGTAAATTCCATATCAATTAAAAACAAATACTTTTCTACAAGGAGGGAAGCAAATGGCAGTACAAGATCAAATCGTGCAGGAAGTGCAAACTAAAAATAAAGCGAAAGCTTTTGCGGAACAAAAAGAAATGCGAAAGGAATGTAAAGACTTCATTGAGAAGTGTTCTACTTTTCAGCTTCAGGAAATTTTTTCCGAAATAAAAAGACTGACAAAGAGGTATTAATATGATTGGTTATTTGATAGCTCTCGCTCTCGTTTTTTTCTCGTTGTTTCTCGTTACCTCGTTTTAACCTGTAACCTGGGCAGCTAAATTTTAGCTGCCGAGCCCAGCACCAGATTTTCTTCCTGAATTTTTTAAAATTTTCCTGTGAGGTATAGGTCGCATTAAGGTCTAAATCTTAATGTGCGTGGCTCTATGGAAGAAATTTTTTTTCAAAATTGGACCAAAATTAAGATTTGCAATTTTTTAAAAAATAAATTAATTTAAATACAAATCTAAATTTTTTAGATTAACAACTAACAAAGGACAAAAACATGACGACACAAAAAGCAAAAAAAGTTCTTTTAGAAAAGAACGAAAAGCAAGTGTGTAATTCATTTATAGATCAAGCATACTTGTTAACTAAATATCAAACTTTAAAATCGGACACTAAAGAATTAGTAGCTGAATTTTTTTTAAAGTTAAAACAAAACATAATCATTTTATCTAACACTAGATATATTCAAAAGATTGAAAGAACTCAAAGACGATTTGATAGTAAATCTTTTATTGATTATGTTAATGGCAAATCAACAACTGATGAAAAAATTTCATTTAAAGAATTACAAATTCTTTTAAATGGCTTTTATAAACAAATCAAAGTTGTTGAGTTCAAACCTTTTGATGATAAACTTGAAAAAGAAAAAATAAAAACTAAAAAAGGAGTAACAACAAATGCCAAATAATAACGATAATAACAATAACAATTTGCCCTCAATGAGTGTTTTATCTCAAATGATACAAACGCAAATGCAAAACAAAGGACTTGACCAAACTAGAGTGCAATCACTTTTAAATGAAAGTGATAATAACAAGTCTTTAAATTACCAAATACTGTACAAACTTTTAGAAAGTGCAGTTGAGGAATTTATTTTAATTAACAATGGAAATCCTTTGGCAGATGATTTTAGGAATAGAGTTGTTAATAAAATGTCAGATGTAGTTAATATGTTGATGGGCAATCAACCCCCAAACAATAGCTAAATAAATTTTACTCGTTGGCGTAGTTCCTACGCCAACGAAGGCTCTTTTCCGAAAACTTCTACCTTCACCAATCTCAACCCCCGAACCCCCTTTTTTGCTTGTATTATAGCTGACGCTGGCGCTTTACAATCAAATTCACACGTGTATAAACTATAAAATACTTATGAATCTTGATACTTTAACCACTGATCAATTACGAGATCGTGTAGAAAAATTATATATTGAACACATAAAACTTTGCCAAGACAATTTTTTATATTTTGTACAATCAGTTTGGCCAGATTTTATATGCAGAAAAGAAAAGGATCCTAAAAAGTGGGGGCACCATCAGCACATTGCATCTGAACTAACAAACATTGCAAGAGGCTCAAAAGGAAGGCTCATTGTTAATATGCCTCCTAGACACACTAAATCTGAATTTGCGTCTTATTTATTTCCTGCTTGGTACATTGGAAAGTATCCTAAGAAAAAAATTATGCAGGTATCACACAACGCTGAACTAGCAGGTAGGTTTGGTTCTAAGGTTCGAAACTTAATTGATAGTCCAGAGTACAAACAAATATTCGGGGATGTTAAACTACGGGAAGATAGTAAAGCAAAAGGTAGGTGGGAAACCAATCATGGTGGTGAATACTTTGCAGCGGGTGTTGGCGGTTCGATCACAGGACGAGGGGCCGATTTGCTTATTATCGACGATCCACATACAGAGCAAGACTCATTATCAGATTCTGCTATGGAGAGAGCTTACGATTGGTATAACTCTGGACCTAGACAACGTTTACAGCCAGGTGGTTCCATCTTGTTAGTAATGACTAGATGGGCTCAAGATGATTTAACAGGAAGATTATTGAAGGCTCAATCTGAACCAAAAGCTGATACATGGAAACTTATAGAGTTTCCTGCAATACTTCCTTCAGGTAATCCTGTGTGGCCTGAGTATTGGAAGAAAGAAGAACTAGAAGCAGTCAAAGCATCTATTACTCCTAGAAATTGGAACGCACAGTATATGCAGGATCCTGTTGCAGAAGAAGGAGCGATCATAAAAAGAGATTGGTGGATTCCTTGGAAAGGAGAGGTTCCATCTTTGAAACATGTCATACAATCTTATGATACTGCATTTTCTAAAAAAGAAAGTGCTGACTATAGTGCAATTACTACGTGGGGTGTATTTGAACCTACAGAAGGAGACTCTTGTTTAATTTTATTAGACGCTGAAAAAGGACGATGGGACTTTCCTGAATTAAAAGCTGTAGCTTTTGAAGCTTACAAATATTGGGAACCTGAGTCTGTTGTAGTTGAGGCCAAAGCAAGTGGACAATCTTTGATACAAGAACTAAGACGTGCTGGTATACCTGTGATGGATTTTGTTCCTTCAAGAGGAAAAGACAAACATTCTAGAGTTAATGCTTGTGCTCCTGTATTTGAGTCTCAAAATATTTATTATCCTGATGGTGCTCATTTTGCAGAGGAAGTTATTGAAGAATGTGCAGCGTTTCCTTTTGCTCAACACGATGACTATGTGGATTCTATGACTCAAGCTGTGTTAAGATATCGTCAAGGAAATTTCGTTTCAACTTATTTAGATGAACCCGAAGGTATGCGAGTTGAAAGAGATTATAAGTATTATTAATTATGGCTTTAGACTCGAACAAAATTGCAGATAATTTTATTGATCAAATCAAACAAGGAAGTTCTCCAACTCCTAAAATAGATAACACTGTTGTTGTAACAGATGACACGGATCCGTCGGCGATTGGCGGGTTAGCTGCTTTAGGTGCTACTATTGTTGGAGCTGGTGTCCTAGCAAAAAGAATACCTGGAGCTAGAACGTTATTACAAAATTTAAAAAAAGATATCACACCTAATAAAACATTCACACCTAACAAACCTGTAGAAGAAATTGCAGATATACCAACGGCCACCGGACAATCATCAGAACTAATTACAACACCAAGTAAAGAATTAGTTATAGGTCGTTCAAGAATAGGTGAAGTACAAAACATTCCTTTTACACAAGGTAAAGGTTACACCGAAGCAAATCCATTAGTAGGATCAGCTACCTTCGATAGAATTATGGAGGCGCCATTTGAAAAAGGTACCGCTAAACAATGGTCTGATTGGCTAGTGAAAGCAAACAGAGCAGATTTAAAAATAGCGACAGGTCCGTTGGCAGGTGTCTCACGTAGAGTTTCACCTGATGAGTTAGATGAATTAAATATAATTAAATTTGATAAACAAGGAAAAGGTGAGTCTGGTTTTTTAAAAATCATGGACGATCAAAACATGGAAGTGGATAGAGAAACTCTACTAGAGTTAGTTAAGAACTCTCCCGTTAATAAATTAAAAACAATAAGATTAGGAGTAAGAGGAGATCCAGAAGGTGATTTCATATCTATTCAATCATCGTTTCGTGATGCAGTAAATAAATCAGGAGTCGATACAAGTAGGGGTACTGCACAGATATCGGAGTTTGTAGAAAGAATTAATAATAATTTAAGAAAAGTTATTAATGGATCTTATGCACAAAAAGAAGCTATTCCTTCAGGAATTTATACAGAGATTCAAGACGATTTAGTTAAGATAGGAAGACTAGTGGATAATCCACAAGACTTTTCGAAAATCTTAGTTAACTTCAATAGAGACTTAGGTAAATATAATTCATATAGTATGAAATTAGATAAACCAGAATTTTTAAGATTTAGAAGAGATAAATCAGAAAATCCAAATTTCTATCCTACTTACAAAACAGGTATGGGTTACACTTACAAAATGGATGCGGGAGAAAACTTTGTTGAAGATGTAGTTTTCTATCCTGGAAGAGTGCCTAACACTACAACAGGAAAATTTAGTCCAATAGATGAAGTGCATTATATTGATAATGAAATAGGATTTATAAGATATGATGATTTAGCTAATCCTAAATTAAATGAAAGATTTGGTTTGAAACCAAATGCAAGACATTTAAGAATTTCAGAAATACAAACAGACATACACTCTCCACAATTTGGTGACAACAAAGCTAGTTATTTTAAACGTAAGATAAATCCTTTTAACAGAGATGCAGAACTAGAAATTTTAAAAAAACAAAGAGCTGAACTATTAGCAAAAAAAGAACCTTTCGAAGAACTTGGTAGAGGTATTTCAGGATTGACTAAAAATCAAAGGCAAGAACTTGCAAGAGTTAATTATGAGATTGGACAATTAGAAAAATCTGGTTTATCTAAATTAATAAATAACCAACCAATAGAATATACAACAGCAGCTCCTTTGGCTAGATCTTGGCCTGATTATGCTGCTAAAAGTATTTTAAGAACAATGGCAGAAAGAGGAATCAATGCTGTTTCTGTAGTTCCTTCTCCAATGAACAAAGCAATCAAGATGCCTTCCTTCAGCACTTTAGGAGATGAGATAAATTATGGTTTGATGGATGGTAAAGCGTTAATAAAAACTGCTGATGGTTCAATTAAAAAAACAAACCAGCTAGCAGTTAATGTAGCTCCTTTTGCAAAGTTAGCAAAACAATATGGTGCTAAGTTTGAATTGTTTCCTATGCCTAAAAGCAATCCAGATAAACCTTTTAAAGTAATAGCAGAATATACTACTAGAGGAGGAAGAGATGGAAAAAATATTAAAGCTGAAAGAATACATTACAATAAAAAAATAGGAGATCAGTACGTTTACGAAGATCATGTTGGAGCAGCTAATACTATGGATGAAGCATTAGAGATTATGAAAAACAGAGAAGGTGTTATTGGAGACAGAGGTAAATTAATTATAAAAGAAATAGGTAAAGATAATCCTGATTTATATGAGAAAGTACCTACACTAATTGCTTCTGATGATGTATTAAGAAAATTTTTATTACCAATGAAAGCTTATATGAAGGTTGGTGGATTTGTAGACAAAACTAATATATTTAAAGGCCTATTATAGATTTTGTCTAAAAAATGCTTTACACTGTACAGATAATTCTATAGGAGGAAATAATGAGTTTAAAAAAGAAACTAAAGAAGATTGGTAAGGCAGCAGTAATGGCTGGTGCAGCTTACGGAGCTTCAAAAATGTTAGGTCCAAAATCAAGTGGATTTCTATCATCAGGCGCTGCTGGTGGACAAAGATTACCAAAAGGTGATGCGTTCGCTAGAGCAAGAAAACTAATGACTTCTAACGAGGCAGTTAAAGGCGTTAGATCACCAATGAAAAAACCAAGCTTTTCAAAAAGAGTAATGGATGCAGTTAATGTATACAGAAAAAAAGGTTTAGATACAGGTCGTGGTCCTGGTATTAAAAGAACTGATTCATTAGCTGACAAAGTGTTAAGCGGAAACGTAATGGGTTTAACTGATATGGGTGGAGCTAAATACGGAAAAATGATAGAAGCCAAAAACGGTAAATACGTTAAGGCACCTTGTAAATTAGGAAGAAATAAAAAAACATTAATTACGTAATAAATGGCTATTGAAACTGATAACCCAACCAACGAAGAAGTTGAAGTTGAGGAAGAGGCAGTTATTTCATTACCACCTGAAGAAGGTGAAGAAGTAACTGAGGAACCTGAACAAGATTTCTATGGAAATATTGCTGAGACAATTGATGATAAAGCATTATCTCAACTAGCTTCTGACTTAATTTCTGAATACCAGAAAGACAAAGAGTCTAGAAAAGAATGGGAAGATACCTATAGAAATGGTTTAGATCTTTTAGGATTTAAATACAAGTCAACAACACAACCATTCAAAGGAGCAAGCAACGTTACTCATCCATTGTTGTCTGAAGCGGTTACTCAGTTTCAATCCCAAGCTTACAAAGAGTTACTTCCAAGTGATGGTCCTGTAAAAACTAAAATAGTTGGATTACAAAATGAAATGGTTGAAGCTCAAGCACACAGAGTAAAAGATTTCATGAACTATCAGATCATGGAGAAGATGGAAGAATATACTCCTGAGTTTGATCAATTATTATTTTATCTACCACTTGCAGGTTCTGCGTTCAAGAAGATATACTATGACGCTCTGATGGAAAGAGCTGTTTCAAAATTTATTCCTGCAGAAGATTTAGTAGTTCCTTACTTTGCAACTGACCTAAAAGATGCTCCTAGAATTACACACGTACTAAAACAATCAGAAAATGATCTGTTAAAAAAGATGGCTTCAGGATTCTACAGACAAGTAGATTTGATGAAACCACAAAAGAAAGATAACAAAATTCAAGATAAGTATAATGAACTAGAAGGTGTTAAACCTGTTGAAACAAACGATTACATTTATAGTGTTTTAGAAATGCATGTTGATTTAGATTTATCAGATTACATTGCAGATAACGAAGAAGATAAAATTAATATTAAAATTCCTTACATTGTAACTATAGAAGAAGGAACAAGAAAAGTATTATCTATATACAGAAACTATAAACCTGAAGATCCTAAATTTACTAGAAAAGAATACTTCACACATTTTAAATTCTTACCTGGTTTAGGTTTTTATGGCTTTGGTTTGATTCACATGATCGGTGGCCTGTCTAGAACAGCAACTACAGCTCTAAGACAACTACTTGATGCAGGTACATTATCAAATTTACCTGCTGGATTTAAGTCTAGAGGTATGAGAATCAGAGATGATGACCAACCAATACAGCCTGGAGAGTTCAGAGATGTGGATGCACCAGGTGGAAACATTAGAGATCAGTTTCAATTACTACCTTTTAAGGAGCCAAGCACAACTTTATTCAACCTTTTAGGTTTTTGTGTTGATGCAGGAAGAAGATTTGCATCAATTGCCGACATGCAAGTGGGTGATAGCAACCAACAAGCTGCTGTTGGAACAACAATTGCTCTATTAGAACGAGGTTCTAGAGTAATGTCAGCTATTCACAAGCGTTGTTACTATGCAATGAAGCAAGAATTTAAACTTTTAGCTTCAGTTATTGCAGAATATTTACCTCCAGAGTATCCATATGCAGTTTATGGAGCAGAAAGAATTATAAAAGTAGCAGATTTTGATGAAAGAGTTGATATTTTACCTGTTGCAGACCCAAATATCTTCTCAATGTCACAAAGAGTGACGTTAGCACAGACACAATTGCAAATTGCACAGTCAAATCCACAAATTCACAACATGTATGAGGCTTACAGACGTGTTTATGAAGCTTTAGGCACTAAAGAAATACCTCAAATACTAAAACCAGACCCAAAACCTTTTCCAAAAGACCCTGCAATGGAAAATATGGAGGCATTACAGATGCAACCACTAACAGCTTTTCCAGAACAAGACCATGATGCTCATATTGCAGCGCATTCAGCGTTTATGAGAACTAGAATGGTGCAGATTAACCCAATGGTGTATGCAAATTTACAAGGACACATCTCTCAACACGTGTCTATGAAGGCTTCTGCCGAAGTTATGGCTATGATGCAACAAGATCCTAACACTGCACAGATGATGCAACAGAATCCACAACAATTTAAGGTAATGTTTGACTCTGAAGTAGCAAAAAGAGTAGCTCAAATAACAGCTGAGCTAGCACAGAACGAAAATATGGCTGATATGCAAAAACAAGATCCTGTGGTTATGTTGAAACAAAGAGAATTAGATCTTAGAGCCATGGATTTACAAAGACGTGCTTCAGAAGGTAGTATGAAGTTAGAACAAAATTCAGATCAATTTGATGAAAGACTTGATTTTGATAAAATGAAATTAGAACAACAAGATGAGCAATCTGATAAGAGATTAGAAATTGCTCGAGAAAAAATGGAGAAACAAAATGTCGGGAAAAAAGCACGGACTACAAGATAGTTACAAAAAATTAAGAATGGGCGGAATGATGTACTACAAAACAGGTGCGCTTTCCGATAAACAAAAAGCAATTGCAGCTAAAGCACCTCCTGCTAATAAAATAGACGGAAAAGACTTTGCAGTTTTAAGAGCTGAAAAAGCAAAAGACAGAGGCATGGGTTTACAAGATGAAAAGATGAAACCAGGTAAAGTTATGAAAGCTAGAGTTGGTAGATCAATTGAAAAAATAAAAAGATGATTAAAAAACATACAGTTTCTGGCAAAAGATCAGGGCCACCTCCTTTGAGTGGCCCAAACCCCCAAGTTCCTCCTGTAAAACTAAATAGTGGTGGAGAAATGGTTTGTCCTCACAGACCTGATGGTATTAGAGGTATGGGTGCTGCTATCAAAGGAATGAAATTTGTAGGAGTTAGATAATGTGGTTTCAAGCAATTAAATTAGCGGTATCTGCAGGAAGTAAGATATACGCTAACAAGCAAAAGGCAAAAGTAGCAATGTCAGACGCACAATTGCTACACGCAGAACGTCAAGCACGTGGTGAGGAAGCTTACCAAGGTAAGTTGTTAGAGGCACGTCAATCAGATTATAAGGACGAGGCGGTTCTCGTGATCTTGACACTCCCAATTCTGGTTCTTGCATATGGGGTCTTCTCCGATGACGCTCAGGCGATGGATAAGATAAAAATTTTCTTTGAACATTTCCAGGCACTCCCGTCCTGGTTCACAAATCTCTGGATCCTTGTCGTAGCTTCGATATATGGAATTAAGGGGACTCAAATATTCAAGGGAAAAAAATAATGTGGAAGTGGATTAAAAAATTATTTAAGAAAAAAAATCCAATTAATGATGATACTTTAGATAAAATGTCTAAAGGAGATCGTAAAAAATTAAAAAGCGAAGGTAAGATTAACTCTATTTACAAACCATACTATTAATATATAAGTCCTTATATGATAATAGATTATCCATTAATAAAAAGACTTACTGAAAAGAAAATAGACTCCTTAAAAGACACTCTAGTGTATACCGTTGACAATTTAGAGAAACTTCATTATATTAGAGGACAAATCAAAGGCCTAGAGTCTTTGCTTCAGGATCTTAAAGACCTGCAAGAAAAACAGGAGCAACTAAATGACCAAGAACTTAGAGACTTCGAAGGAAGTACCTAAAAGAACCGAAGCGTTACTTGACGCTTATAAATCCAAAGATGAAATCAACGAAACTCAGTTAGATGTTAAAGCTATCGAAAGCAATAAAAGTCTTTTAGATAGATTACCAACACCAACGGGTTACAGACTTTTAGTTTTACCGTACGCGGGACCTAAAAAAACTAAAGGAGGAATTTATCTTGCGGATACTACCCAGGAAACAATACAGATGACTACCGTATGTGCATACGTATTGAAGATGGGGGATCTATGCTACAAAGACAAAGAAAAATTTCCAGAAGGTCCTTGGTGTAAAAAAGGAGATTGGATAATTTTTGGACGTTATGCTGGATCTAGATTTAAAATAGAAGGCGGAGAAGTTCGTATTCTAAACGATGACGAGATAATCGCCAAGATAAACAACCCGGAGGATATCTTGCACGCATATTAAAACATACGCAATTAAACAGGAGCTACTATGGAAATACAAGAAGATGTAAAAAAATCTCCAGAAGTCGATATAGACACAGACGGAGTAAAAGAAGAATCTATTGAAGTTGAAGAACAGAAAGTAGAAACTTCAGAAACCGAATTACCAAAACATGAAGTTGATTTAGGTTATACAGAACCTAAACCAGAAGGCATTGAAGGTATCAAGGTTGAAACTGTAAAAGAAGAAGAAACTAAACCAGAAGTAAAAGAAGAAAACCTTTCTGAAGTTTCAGAAAAAGTTCAAAGAAGAATAAACAAACTTACTTTTAAAGTAAGAGAATCTGAAAGAAGAGAAAAGGCTGCTTTAGACTATGCAAAAAGTTTACAGAAAAAACTTGATGATACCCAAAGTCGTTTTTCTAAAACTAGTAAAAGTTATATAGAACAATTTTCGGCTAGAGTTACTGCAGAACAAGAGGATGCTAAAAAAGCTTTAAGAGATGCAATTGCTGAGCAAGATGCTGATAAAATAGCAGATGCAAACTCTAGAATAGCTCAATTAGCTGTTGAAGCAGAAAAAGTTAAAATAACTCAAGCTGAAGAGGACGCAAAACAAGAGAAAGCTAAAGTAGAACAACCAATACAACAAGCACCTCAACAAACTACTCAACAAGAACCTTCTCCAAAAGCAAAAGGCTGGGCTGAGAAAAATGAGTGGTTTGGTAGTGATAAAATTATGACAAGCGCAGCATTCCAAGCTCACAACGATCTTGTAGAGCAGGGGTTTGACGCAGAGAGTGATGAGTATTATAATGAAATTGATAAAGTTATGAGAGAAAACTTTCCTCATAAATTTAATCAACAACAGGAGCAAAAGAAACCCGTCCAAACTGTTGCTTCTGCACAAAGAAACCAAAGCGGACGCCGATCAGTGAAACTCACCAAGTCACAAATAGTTATCGCTAAAAAACTAGGGGTGCCACTAGAGGAATACGCAAAATACGTGAAGGAGAATGCAAATGGATAATGAAATAAAAAGAACCTCACGCGAGTCTGAAACTAGAAACCAAACTAAGAAACCTAGTGCTTGGGCTCCACCATCGAGTTTAGATGCACCACCCGCTCCACAGGGCTATGCCCATCGTTGGATACGAACGAGTGTGGCTGGGTTTGAGGATACAGCTAATGTAACCAAAAAACTTAGAGAAGGTTGGGATTTTGTTAGAGCAGAGGAGATTAAAAACTCACCTGACGTACATAAATATCCAATCATCAATCAGGGACAGTATCAAGGGTGTATAGGAATCGGTGGCCTTGTGTTGGCAAGGATACCTGAAGAGATATTGAAAAGCCGTGCTGAGTATTTTTCAAAACTTACTCAAGATCAAATGACAGCGGTGGACAATGATCTAATGAAGGAACAACGACCTGAAATGCCAATCAATATTGAGAGGCAATCAAGAGTTACCTTTGGTGGTAGTCGTAAAAAATAGTTTTTTTGCATTACCTACCCGATGTAGCTTGGATAATTAAAACATTAATAGGAGAAAACAACTATGGCAAACGTAGCAGAAAAGTTCGGTCTTAGACCGTACAGAAAACTAGACGGTACACCATTAGTAGGAGCTCAAAACAGATACACGATTGCATCAGGATACAGTGACGCGATTTTCCAGGGAGAATTGGTTGAACCATTAGGAACAGGAAATATCCAAAGACACGGTCCTAATACATCGGATGCTGTTATTGGCGTTTTCAACGGATGTTTTTATACAGATCCAACTACTCAAAAGCCAACTTATAGCAATTACTACCCAGGTGGTATTGCTGCTTCGGACATCACTGCATTTGTCATTGATGATCCAGACGCAGTATTCTTAATGGATGCTGATGCGGCTTTCACTAGAGCAGATTTGTACAAGAATTATTCGGTGACAAATACTACAGGTGTAACACAAACAGGATTATCGAAACAACAACTTGATGTATCGGTATCAGGAACAGCAACTACTTTCGCAGTTCAAGCGATTGATATTTCTCAAGATCCTGATAACTCTGACACAAGTTCAGCTAACGCAAATATTCTTGTTAGAATCAACAATCACTTCTTTAGAAGTGGCACAGGTATAGCGTAATAAAGGAGAATAACTATGGCAATATCACGAGCACAACTAGTTAAAGAACTAGAGCCAGGTTTGAATGCTTTATTCGGCCTGGAATACAGTAGATATGAAAATCAACATGCGGAGATTTTCCCTACTGAAACATCTGACAGAGCTTTCGAAGAGGAAGTAATGTTAAGCGGTTTCGCTTCAGCACCGGTTAAACAAGAAGGTGCAGGAGTAACGTTTGATTCAGCGGGTGAAACTTTCACAGCTAGATACTCACACGAAACTGTAGCATTAGCGTTCTCAATTACTGAGGAAGCAATCGAAGATAACCTGTACGACAGATTAGCTGCAAGATACACAAGAGCTCTTGCAAGATCTATGTCGAACACTAAACAAGTAAAAGCAGCGTCAGTGTTAAACAACGCACAGAAAGCAACCGGTTTCAACGGTGGTGACGGAGTTTCTTTAATTAACTCTGCACACCCTCTTGCAACAGGTGGAACTTTCTCAAACGTTTTAGCAGTGGCTGCAGACCTTAACGAAACTTCACTTGAGCAATCGTTAATTGACATTGCATCATTTGTAGATGAAAGAGGACTAAAAATAGCTACTCAAGGTAGAAAAATGGTAATTCCAAAAGAATTACAATTCACTGCTGAGAGAATTATGAAGTCTCCTCAAAGAGTCGGCACTGCTGATAACGACATCAACGCAATCGCTAACATGGGTATGGTTCCAGAAGGATATGTTGTAAATAACTTCTTATCTGACACTGATTCATACTTCTTGTTAACTGATGTTCCTAACGGTTTTAAACACTTCGTAAGAAGTCCAATTAAAACTGCTATGGAAGGTGATTTCGATACAGGAAACGTAAGATTTAAAGCTAGAGAAAGATACTCTTTTGGATTCTCTGATCCAAGATGTGTATTTGGTAACGGAAACTTACCTACTAGTTAATAGTAATTAAAATTACTAACTTAAAAGGGGCGGAGTTTACTCTGCCCCTTTTTTTATATATAATAAAAATACCTAGAATAAATTATTATGTAGACTGACTAGGCAGACGGTATAGAGACTACATAATGAACGCTATACAAAGGAGAAAATTATGGCAAATACTACATTTGACGGGCCAGTCAGATCAAAAAATGGCTTTATTAATTTAGGACCTGCTGCAGTAAAAGCAGTTACTTTAGCAACAGATTTAACTGTTGCTGACCATGCTGGAAGATTAGTAACAATGGATCCAGCAGCAACACCTACTGCAATAACATTACCTGCAATTATTTCAACTGCTGATTCTGCTATCGCAGGACCAGGAAGTGATCCAAATAATAAAAACACAATAGGTACAACTTTTGAAATTCTTTTTATTGATGATTTCACAGGAACTATTAAAACTGCTAGCACAGATGACAAATTTATTGGTGCTGCTACAATCGGTATTGATGCGTCAGTAGCCGGTAAACAATTTGTTGTAGCAACTAATGATAATGAAGTTAATCTTAATGGTGAAGCAGGAGCATCTGTTGCCACAACAGGTGGTCTAAAAGGTTCAAGAATTAAATTTACTGCAATCGCAGCTAACTTATATGCTGTAGAGGGTCAGCTTGTTGGTTCTGGATCAATTGCAACACCTTTTGATGCACAGTAATAATTAATTAGTGGCTCCTTCGGGAGCCACAACTATAGGAGAAAATTATGGGTGGAGGAAGTTTTTCATCAGATCAATCGAGTGCTCATGCAACATCCACAGCTCAAATGGTAGCTACGGGTAAAAGAGCAAGACTTACTTCGATACAAGGAAAAGGAAACAGTGCGAGTGGTTCTGTCATTTTTAGAAGTGGTGGTGCTACAGGAAGCGTAATTGCTACTTATCTTTTTGGAGAAGAAGGTTTAGATATGTATCTTCCTGGTAATGGTATTTTGTTTGAAGAAGGTATTCATGCAACTATATCAGGAACAGGTGGTGTAACTATTACATTTACGTAAGATGGATTATTACGCTGATTTAGGATTAGAGATAGAATTTTTTAAGAGAGGTGGTATGCCTGCTCGTAATAAGAAAAACTATCGTAGCACTAAATCAGGTGCAGGAATGACTAGAGCCGGTGTTGCTGCTTACAGAAGAATGAATCCTGGTTCTAAACTAAAAACAGCTGTCACAGGAAAAGTTAAAAAAGGATCTAAAGCAGCCAAACGTAGAAAATCTTATTGTGCAAGAAGTGCTGGACAAATGAAAATGCACAATGTAAATTGCAGTAAAACTCCTGATAAGAGAATATGTGCTGCAAGGAGAAGATGGAAATGTTAAATGGCTTATTTAAATGCAAATCTACCTCCAATATATTGTAAAGTAAGAAAGGAATATCTTTATGATTTTAAAAAACATCAAGGAGGCTATAGTGACTGTGTTATCTTTGGCCTTACTTCCATTTCAGGTCGTGCACTCTTATTTAACATTATGTTACCCAATGGCGCGTGCTTTTGGCGCTTGCCTATATCAGCGTTTTTTCAAAAAGAGTTCGATAGAGCCTCTGTGCCGGATATGCAGACGCACGAATTGGAACTGTGGAACTGTTTCAGTTATTGGCCTAGTGTTCATAGCTTCGATTGGTTGGCTGGTATAAAAGGCAAATATCTAGGTTTAGACAAAAAATTTTATCACGGAGAATATCTATTTACTATTGATTGGGGACACCCAGATGTTAATATATTGAATGTTGAACATTCTGAAATTCCTCAAGAACACAAGTGTGCACATATATTGGCTCTTGATAACGGTAATTATGCAGCTCAGCCTAATAATCGCATTCTGTGGCATGTTAACAGTTACACTACTGACACATCTTGGCCTGACTATAAAGTCCAAACTACGTATTGGGATGCAGAAAACAGTGGCATGGTTACAGAAGATAGTGATAAGATGTTTTATGAAATGGAAGAAAAAGAAAAATCAGTAAGTGAATTATTACAAGAAGGTTTTGAAAAAGAACAAAATGATTGATAAATGGATATACGCTTTTTTTGGGGGACTAGACAAAATGTGTTCTTTCATGGATAATTTATGGAACTTTTTTACTGCACCAAGATGTAAATGTGGTAAAAAGAAAACAGGAGCTAAAAATGATAGATAAGATAAAAAATGCGTGGGCTCATTATTGGGCAGATCACAAAATTGGTTTAGCTATCGTTGCTGCAATAGTAATAGCAGCAATATGGCTTGGTTAATAATAAACAATAAAAGTTCCGGCAATAGTCGGAACTTTTACAGAGGTAAATATGGAGCTAAACAGGATGAACTACTATTTTACAGGTACTCTTATTCTGTTATTAGTTTTTTTAGCTCTATGTGGAGGACCAACAGGTTATTAAAATGAGAGATACAAAAGTATTAGATAGATTTAGAGAAAAAAGTGAAAAAAAATATAAAGAAATGCTACTATTTCAAAATTTAAAAAAAGAAGTTAAAATAGGAGCTAATGGAACACAATCTTATATTATCAAAAAAGGAATAAACAAAGGAAAGAAACTTGGCTAATAAACCACTCAACATAGGAGAAGAAGCACGGGTGCAGATGCCGATGAAGACGGTTGCTAGCTTGATCGTGCTCGTTGCAGCTGGCGTGTTCGCTTATACGGAGCTTACGGCCAGGTTAGTTTCACTAGAGACATCACGTGAGTTGTTTGAAAATGATTTGTTAAAGCGAAGTGAACAAGTCCCCATAGATCAGGAGCAACATTTTTTAATCGAGGATTTGTACAAGTCCGTTGAGAAAATGGAAGAGACTCAAGAGATGAATATGACCAATAAAGTAAATATCGAGTTTTTAAGAGAGCAGCTTGATCAAGCATTGTCTGATATCGAAGAGCTGAAAGATAAAGTTAGAGCAAACGGGAGTCACGAATGACAGAGATGGTGATAGCTTTACTTATGATAATCAACGGAGAGATCAAGGAGGCACGTATCCAGAATTCAATGTCTGAATGTCTCAAGGGTTCACGTGTAGCAAAACGTCAGTTAAAACCAGATAGCAAAGTAAAGTATCAGTGCCTAAAGTCGATGGCTGAATTAGAGTTGAACATAGATGGTAGCAAAAGTATTAAGAAATTAATTTTGAAATAAAACTTTTTTGTGCAAATTATTCCGATATTTTCTAAACCAATTTATATTAATAAAATAAATATAGAGACCAAAAAAATTTTTAACATTTTAAATAATTTTCATTTAAGTAAATCAAGAGACGATTCTAAATCTAGTGATATTGCAATAAATTACAATGTACTTAATATGGCTGAATTGAATGAATTAAAAGAAAAAATTGTAATATCTTATGAAGACTTTCTTAACAACAATTTACATTATAAAAACAAATTTAAAATAACCACTTCTTGGATAACTAGAACTTTACCAGGCCAAAAATCACACGCTCACAATCATTTAAACAGTATGTTTAGTGGTGTATTTTACGTACAAACTAAAAAAAATTGTGGAAAAATTCAATTTCAAAATTTATTTAATAAAACTTTTCATTTAAATATAAAAAGTTATAATATCTACAATTCTGATTTTTGGGATATAGAACCATCAGATGGTTTAATTTTAATTTTTCCTTCTGAGATATATCATCAAGTATTAGAAAATTTTTCTGATCTTGAAAGAGTTTCAATAGCTTTTAATTTATTACCTATTGGAAAAATTGGAGAACATGATAGTCAATTAAAATTATGATTAAAAAAATAGTTATCGTTGGAGGAGGCACAGCTGGTTGGATAACTGCATCCATACTTATATATAAATTAAATCCAAAAATAAAAATTTCGTTGATAGAATCTAAAGAAATACCAATTGTTGGAGTCGGAGAAAGCACGACAGGGACTATTTCTCAACTAATAGATGATCATACTCATTTAGGAGGTATAAGAAATTTTTTAAAAGAAACAGGAGCCACTTACAAATATGGTATTAGACATGTGGATTGGTTACGAAAAAACCATTCATTTGTTAGCCCCATAGGATCTTCTTTTGAAAGATGGAAAAAATATCCAACAGAAGACTATGACCATATTAGAATTTATCATGTGGCAGAAAAATTAAATTATGTAATACCACTTCAAAATCAATTGATGCTTCAAGATAAATTATATTATGTAAAACATGGAGATAAATATCAAATGATGCATGATTTAGATGATGGTTTACACATAGATGCCTTTAAAACTTCAGATTATTTTAGAAAAAAATGTTTATCTACAGGCAGAATAACAAGAATTGAGGATACAATTCAAAGTTTTATCAAAAATGATCTTGGTGGTGTTAAAACTTTAAAATTAAAATCTGGTAAAGAGTTAGACGCTGATTTATTTATTGATTGTTCTGGATGGCATAAAACTTTAATTAAAGATATGGGAGTAAATTTTGTTTCTTATGAAAATAATTTATTAACAAATAGAGCTATTTTATTTCCTAAAAAAAATAAGGAAAATGATATACTGAAAAATCATCTTACAGCAACTGCAAGAAAATACGGTTGGACATTTGAAATTCCTTTACAAGAAAGAACAGGAAGAGGTTACATAATAAATCGGCATATGGTTTCCGATGAGGATGCAGTTAAAGAAATGAATGAGTGTTTTAATGAGGAGATTGAAGTTAAAAAAACAATAAACTTTGAAGTAGGTAGACTTAATAATTTTTGGATTAAAAATGTTTTAGCAGTAGGGCTATGTTCTAATTTTATAGAACCTTTGGAAGCTACCGGTTTACATACAACAATTGAACAAGTCGAACATTTTTGTGATTATTATTTAAATGATACTTTGGATTTATATGATTATTATTTACAAAAAAATTACAACGATCACATTACAAGTTTTATTGATGATATAAGAGATTTTATTTTACTTCATTATCAAACAAAAAGAACTGATACAGATTTTTGGATAGAGTCTTCATCTAAAAAAAGATGGACAGAAGAGTTTAAAAGAAAGATGTACACTTGGAAAAAAAGAATGCCAAGAAAACACGATTATCATCACAAAGGTAGATTACACGGTTTAAGTAATGCTTTGTGGTTACAAGTTGGTCATGGTTATGAAATTTTTGATAGTGAAATAGCAAAAAAAGAGTTAGAATATTATGGATTATATGATATAGCCAAACAGCAATTAAATGAAATAGGAGTTTTTTCTAAGTATTGTGTGGATAATGCTATGACTACTAATGACTTTTACAAACTACTAAATAATGGTAAAATAAATTAATATGAATCTTTCACGTAACTTTACTCTTCAAGAGCTAATTAAATCTGACACTGCAATCAGGTTGGATATAAATAATAATCCAAACTCTGGTCAAATAGAAAAACTAAAAGCACTTTGTGAAAATATTTTGCAACCCGTTCGGGATCACTTCGGTAGAGTTAAAGTGACTAGCGGATTCCGTAGCGAGCAGCTGTGCCTAAAGATAGGTAGCTCAGTCAACAGTCAACATGCCCGTGCAGAGGCTGCGGATTTTGAAGTGATGGGAACAGACAATGCAGAATTAGCTGATTGGATCAATCAGAATCTAGACTACGATCAATTAATATTGGAGTTCTACACTCCTGGTGAGCCGAACAGTGGGTGGATACATTGCAGCTATACACCTGACCAACCAAGAAAACAATTCTTACACGCGTACAAATCAGAAGGTAAAACTAAATACAAACCTGTGATTGGTAAAGCTAAAGATTTGGTATGATTAACGTAATCCAACATTTAGAAAAACCTTTACTAATACAAAGCACTTTTATTAAAGCAAAAATAGGCGATTTCGATTCAGAATATTTTATAAACAAAATAGAACATTCTTTAAAAGAAGATAATTCAAAAAATAATATGACAAATGTAAAAGGTCAAATGACTAATTGGACAGCATTTGTAAATGATGAATATTTATCGAAAATAATTTTTAATTTTTTAACTCATATAGAATATAATTTTGAACAAAATTTACAGTTGATAGAGGCTTGGGGTATAAAAATGCAAGAAAATAATTATACAAAACTTCACAATCATAGAAGATGTGATTGGTCTGCTATACTTTATTTAAACGATTGTTCTACTCCTTTAATTTTTCCAGAATCAAATATGGAAGTATATCCAGAAGCAGGATTGTTCGTTTTTTTTAGTGGTTTTATGAAACACCAAACTAGAACAATTAAAAAAAATGAGGTAAAATATGCCATACCTTGTAACTTTAATTTAGTTGGTTTACCACAATATAACAAAGATTAGGAGAGAAATGACAATATCAAGATCACAAATATCCAAACAAGTTGATGGCAAATTAAGAGGTGCCAGAGATGAAAAGAAAAAAGATAAAAAAACAGTTAAAAAAAATAAACCCCTTAAAAAGAATCCTCTTAGCAGGACATTTACTGTTTAGGCAAAGAGTGGTACAATCTAAGAAGTTGTACAACCGAAAAAGGCTTAAACATGACAAAACTATGTGCTAGAGGCAAAGCGGCCGCTAAAAGAAAATTTAAAGTATACCCGTCTGCATATGCGAACGCATACGCTAGTAAGATTTGTGCGGGTAAAATAAAAGATCCATCAGGAACTAAAAGAAAAGATTGGGGACCTAAAAAAGCTAGTAAAGGTGCAGATATAAAAATTAAAAAAGTTGCAAAAGCTTTACACAAAGCATCAGGATTACATAAACAACAAGCTAAAACATTAGAATCAATAAAAGCTAATAAAGGAGCTTATACAGGTTCTTATATGAAAAGCGAGATTGCTGGAGAACCTGCATCTAATGAAAGTTTAGTTTCATACTATGGAGACATGATAGATGTCTAGTCGAGGAACTTGTTGGGAAGGATACGTCCAAAAAGGAATGAAGAAAAAAGGAGGACGAATGGTTCCTAACTGTGTGCCTGCTGGTATGAAAAGAGGTGGACTCAAACAATGGTTTCAAGAAAAGTGGGTAGATATTGGAGCAAAAAAGAAAGATGGTAAGTTTCAAGAATGTGGAAGAAAATCAGCTTCTGGTTCTAAAAGAAAATACCCCAAGTGTGTTCCACTTGCAAAAGCTAGAGCTATGTCTAAATCACAAAGATCATCAGCTGTAGCAAGAAAGAGAGCTGCAGGTAACACAGGACCAAAACCAACTAATGTAAAAACAATTGCTAAAGCAAGCACGGGTGGTATGGCAGATTATTATAGAGGTATAGTTTAATGGCTTACGATTACGCAAAAAAATATTATAAAAATGCAAGTCCAACAAATAAAAAAAGATTTAACGAAATCGTAGATGATTTACGAATAGATATGTCTTTTGATTCCGCTATTAATGAAGGTTTAAGAAAAATAAGAGAAGAAATTAGAAATACATCTGGAGGAAAAAAATTTAATACAGGTGGTATAATACTAACTAAAGATAATTACTATAAGGATTTATTATAATGGCAAGTTCTGGAACTACAGCATTTGATTTAAACATTGATGAGATTATAGACGAAGCTTACGAAAGATGTGGAGTGTCTACAGAATCTGGTTATGATTTAAAAAGAGCAAGAAGAAATTTAAATTTATTGTTATCTGAATGGGGTAATAGAGGATTACATCTTTGGAAAGTAAAAAACAAAGAACAACTTTTAACTGCAGGAACATCTCAATACGCAACTCCAAGTGATTGTAGCGATGTGTTAGAAGCTTATATATCTACAGGAACAGGAAATGGACCAACAATAACAGATGTGTCTTTAACAAAAACTGACAGATCTAACTATGCTGCATTACCCAACAAAGGTGCTACAGGTCAGCCATCACAGTATTATGTAGATAGACAAATTACACCACAAATATATTTGTACCAAACACCAGATGCAACTACTTATACTTATTTAAAATACTACTACATTGGTAGAATTGAAGATGCAGGAGGATACACAAAAACTCCAGACGCACCTTTTAGATTTTTACCTTGTATGGTTGCAGGTCTTGCATACTATGTTTCTTTTCTAAAAGCTGCAGACAGAACTCAAATGTTAAAATTAGCTTATGAAGATGAAATGAAAAGAGCACTAGATGAAGATGGTTCTAGAACTTCTTTGTATATTTCACCACAAACTTACTTTGGAGATGGAGTGTAATGGGATACGCATCAGGAAAACAATCTCACGCAATATCAGATAGATCTGGACAATCTTTTCCTTATAAAGAAATGGTTAGAGAATGGACAGGTGCATTAGTTCATATATCTGAGTTTGAACCTAAACATCCTCAAATAAGAAGAAAAACAGTTAAAGCAGATGCAATAGCTTTACAAAATTCTAGATCTCAAGATTTTAATTTAACTTCTGGAGGATCTAGATTTACAACAGTTAATTTAAAATTACCTGGTGAGTTTGCTTTTGAATCTTCAGGAATGAAACCTGATGATGGATCAGAACAAAATAGACAAAGACAATTAATTGGTATTTTAGGTACCGTAACAGTGAGTATTACATAATGGCTATTACACATTCAGCATTTTTAACACAAGTAAGAAACTACACAGAAGTAGACTCCAATGTGTTATCTGACACTATCATTGATCAATTTATTAGAGTAATTGAAGTAGATGTAGCGGGTAAGGTTGATTACGACGATCTTAGAAAATATGCTAACTCTAATTTTACAGCTGGTAACAGAGCTATATCTATGCCATCTGATGCCATGATTTTAAGATCTATTGAACACATTGATTCAAGTGGTAACAGAACATTTTTAGAAAAAAGAGAGACAAGTTTTATATCAGAATTTAATTCAACAGGCACTCAAGGCACTCCTAAATATTTTGCTAATTGGGATGACTTTAATATTATTGTAGCACCCGTTCCAGCTTCTGCGGATACAGTTCAAATAAATTATATAAAAGATCCGCCTCATTTTAATTCTACCACGAATACTTTTTTATCTACTTATCAAGATCCCATGTTATTACATGGTGTACTTACAGAATGTTTTTCATACCTAAAAGGACCTATGGATCTGTACAACTTATATAAAAGCAAGTATGATGAAGAAGTACAAGCTTTTGCCCTACAACAAATGGGCAGAAGAAGACGAGGAGAATACGATAGTGGGGTACCTAGAGTTAAGATACCTTCACCATCACCATAAAATTAAAGGAGAAAAATTATGGCTATTACAACAAATGCAATTTGTGATTCTTTTAAAAAAGAATTACTACAAGGAAAGCATGACTTTGATACATCTTCTGACACATACAAGTTAGCGATGTACACAAGTTCTGCAACTTTAGGTAAATCAACTGAGAACTACACAACTAATAACGAAGTATCATCATCAAACTACACAGCTGGTGGCGGAACTCTTGTTAACCAAGGTGTGAAAGTTTCATCATCTGTGGCTATTACAGACTTTGCTGATTTATCTTTTCAAAACGTAACTCTTACTGCAAGAGGTGCTTTAATTTACAACACAACAACTGACGGTGGATCAAACACTACTGACGCTGTTGCTGTATTAGATTTCGGTGGTGACAAGACTGCAACTTCTGGAACATTTACAATTCAGTTTCCTGCATTCACAACATCTGCTGCGATTTTAAGATTAGCATAATAATTATGGGAGCCCGATTCAGTGACAACAAAAACATTTACTGTTACAGTTTCTAACCCTGGATCGGGTAACCGATATTATATAGACGGAGTTTTACAAGCTACTGTCTCTTTAGCTTATGGTGCTACCTATCGTTTTGATCAATCAGATTCTTCAAACGCAGGCCACCCTTTAAGATTTTCAACTACCTCTGATGGTTCTCATGGGGGAGGTTCTGCATATGTTCCCGGTATTACAGTAGTCGGAACTCCAGGTTCATCTGGAGCGTACACAGAATTTTTCGTAACTGAAGTTGGTCCACCATCAACAATGTATTATTATTGTACGCAACACTCAGGTATGGGTGGAGCTGCGAATTTAACCTCTAATTCTTGGGGTGGTTTATCTTGGGGCAATGGCACTTGGGGTGATCAAGGTCATATTGATTTTTCAGCTACAGGACAATCTTTAACTTCAAGCATTGGAACTTTACAATCAGTTACAGGAAACTCTATTGTTCAACCAAGTGGACAACAACTTGCTTCATCGCAAGGAACAACAGTTGGTGGTACGTCAGTTACCGTTCAAGTAACGGGAAATTTAGAATCAATGGGTGTTGGTCAGGTTGTTTCTGGAATAGGTGTCCTTACAACAGGATCATCTATGAACTCAAGTATAGGAGCTGCTACTGTAGATGAATCTACACTTACCGGAGAAGGTTGGGGTAGAGATGCATGGGGATCTTTTGCATGGGGTGTAAATTACTCGGTAGCTGTAACAGGCCAATCTTTAACATCAACAATTGGAAATGAAACAGCGTTTACAGATGTGACTGTTGATGTCACGGGACAATCGCTTACGTCTACACAAGGATTAATATCATTAAAAGGAGATTTTGGTATTGTAGTTTTTGCTGCTGAAGATCAATTAGATTTTAGTATTGGAACTTTAACTTTTGATGCTGACGCTAATGTTTCTGTTTCCGGTATTTCTATGACAGCATCACCAGGAACCGCAGTTGGAGGATTAAAAACACCTGTTGATGTATCTGGAATTCAAGCTTCAATGAGTATAGGAAATATCTCTCTTGTTCAAACGACCACAGAATCAGTGTCTGGAATTGCTGCGACCATGACACTTGGACAACATGCAGAAATACCTGGTCAAATGATAGGTGTTTCAGGACTATCTATGACTTCATCTTTGGGGGAAGAAGAAGTTATTGGAGGAGCTTTAGTAATTCCAACAGGCATACAGTTGACAGGTTCTGTAGGAAGTCCTAATATTACTGCGTGGGCAGAAATAGATTTAGGAGTCAACAATGTTTGGACACCCGTTGATCTAGCAGCTTAAATAATGTATTATACATATTACTAAGGAGATTTTTTATGGCATCAAGTTATTCAAGTGATCTTAAACTAGAGTTGATGGTAACCGGTGAAAACGCTGGTACTTGGGGTGACAAAACAAACACAAACTTAAACTTAATTCAACAAGCTGTAGCTGGATTTGAACAAATTACTCTTTCTTCTGGAGGAACTGTAGCACTTGTAATGTCGGATGGTGCTATATCAAACGCTAGAAATTTAGTAATTAAATTTGCTACTGCAACAATCGCAGCGAGCACTGTTTGTACTATACCAGATTCTATAGAAAAATTTTATATCTTTGATTGTTCAGGATTAACAAATCCATCAAACTTAACAATTAAAACTGCTTCAGGAACAGGATTTACTCCTGACGCTGCAAAAATTTATGCAGCATATTCTGATGGAACAAATTTAAATGAAGTGTCATTAGACACTTTAGGTGGCACAGTAGCTGCAGCACAAATTGCTGATAGTGCAGTGACTACTGCAAAAATTGCAGATGATGCTGTTACTTCAGCTAAGATAGCTGACGATGCTGTTGTGACTGCTGCGATTGCAGATGATGCTATTACTACTGCCTTGATTGCAGACGATGCTGTTGGTGCCGATCAACTTGCAAACACTGCCGTAACTGCGGGATCTTATACAACTGCAGACATTACTGTTGATGCTCAAGGAAGAATCACTTCTGCTGCAGATGGATCAGGAGGTGGCGGAGGAATGTTTTTAAGAGTTCAAAGTGCTGGATCAACATCGGGTACTTTTACTTCTGCTGCTGGATCTTCAAATTACGCTGCCTTTGCGTGGGCAGGAGGCGGTGGAGGAGGAGGCTCCTTATTTAATTGGGGAAAAGCTGGTGGTGCTGGAGGAAATGGTGGCTATGGTTACTACCATGGCACTCTTACAGGTAACACTGCATATCCTTATTCTGTTGGAGCTGGTGGAAACGCTGGAGGACCTGCATCTGCGGGAAGCGCTGGTGGTGCTACAACTTTTACAAATTTATTTACAGTAAATGGAGGTGGCGGTGGAAATGCTCCGTCTATGAACGCAAATGGAAATACGGGTTCTGCAGGAAGTGCTCCAGGTGCTGCTATTGTATTTGCTCCTAAAACTTTTATGATCGTAAGTGACTTAGGTGGTGGTGGACCAGGTGGTCCATTTGGTCCTGGACAACAAACAAATCCAGGAACTGCTGGAACTGCTGGCGGTATTATTTTTTATGAGAATAGTTTAACATAAGGTATTTAAAATGGCATATTGTATATTAAACCCAAATGAATCTAACAAATTAAACATTCATAGAATTGCTGAAAATGAAGAAGAAAAAAATTTGTTTCATACTACTGATAATTTTATAGTAGTAGATTTAAGTGATGAAGACTTTAACAAAATAAAAATTAATACTCATTTTATATCAGGATATTCAGAAGAAAATGGTTATCAGCTACAAGCACAAGAAACAAATGATCTTGGTATTTTTAATAAAGGATCTCTTCAAAGTCATTTAAATTTTTTAAGTTCTTCTATTGCAAATTATTTAAGTAATAATAATCAAGAGAGCTCAATCAGATCTTTTTGGGAAACTTATAAAGGTGTAATTGACGGTTTTGATGTAGAATCATTAACTTATCCTACTAATTTTTCTTGGGAAAAATATTGTCAAGATAACGGAATACCTTTTAAAAGTATTTTACAATTACCATAATATTTATTATAAAAGGTTATGTTTTTTCAAAATATAACTTTTAGTGCTCCTAAAAATTATTTAAATAATACTAAAGATTACCCAAAACCAATTAAACTAAATATACCTCATTGGTTTAAAGATTTAGAGCACACAAAAAATAATTTTACTGTTAAAGGTTGTGTGCCTTTTTTAGAAACCTTAAAAACGGGTTATGTCTTGAGTTTACCCCAAGATTTTATTTTACAATATGATTCATTAGGTGAAATGAACTTTCAACCTTCTCAAGAATCAAACAGTCAATTACCTTTAAACAAGCGTGGTACTCATCACATACATTCAATAAAACAATTTGAAGGCTCTCCTATACAAAAAACCAATTTAAACTTTTCTGTTAATAAAATAATAAACCCGTGGATAATTAAAACACCTCCTGGATATTCATGTTTGTTTATGTCTCCATTAAATAATACAGATGATAGATTTAGTATAATATCTGGTATAGTAAATACAGACACTTATGACCAGCCTATAAATTTCCCTTTTAATATAAATGGTGATAAATATCCTAATCAAGACACTGTATTAAAAAAAGGTACTCCTTATGTTCAAATAGTGCCTTTTAAAAGAGACTCATGGAAAATGAAAATTAATAGCTATAATACAGAAAAATTAGATTTAGATATTTACAATTTTTTTTTAAAAATTTACCACAAATATAAAAATAAATTTTGGACAAAAACAATATGGAAATAAAAAATTATATATTAGAATTTGAAAATATCTTAACAAAAGATGAATTTAATATATTTGAAAAATGTGTTAAAGACAATATTTTTTCTTTTCAAGAAGCTAAAGTTTATGAAACTAATGAAACTGATCAAGCTGTGAATACAAATTTAAGAAAAACAGAGACATGTCCTTTTTTTAATTTAGGCGTAGAAAGTATGACTGTGGTTTTTTGGGCAAATAAATTAAAAAATATTTTTAATAATGCTTTAAAAGATTACGCTAAAATCACAAATACTCACATTGATGCAAAAGTAAATACTATTGAATTATTAAAATATAAAGTAGGTGGTTTTTTCCTACAACATACTGATCACGTTACAAAAAATCCAAGAGCTATAAGTTTTATTTACTTTTTAAATGATGATTACGAAGGTGGTGATTTAATTTTTAGATTACCTCATGGAGAAAATTTAAAAATAAATACTAAAAAAAATAAACTTTTAGTTTGGCCTAGTAATTTTTTGTATCCACATGAAGTTATGAAGGTCACTAAAGGTATAAGATATTCGATAGTAGCATGGGCAAATTAGGTGTAGATTTTAATTATTTAAAAATAGAAAACTTCTTAAAAGAAGATATTCTTGAAGTTCTTAAACATTATTGTGAAATGAAAAACAGAGTGGTTGATGAAAAGCACTTATTAAATAATCCCATAAGTAAATTGACTTGTGCTGAGTTATCTTATTACGGAGAACCTTTAATGGATTCTATCTTATTATATTGTCAAAAAAAAGTTGAACAAAATTCAAATAGAACTATATTGCCTTCTTATTCTTTGTGGAGAACATACACATATGGTAGTTATCTTTTACCTCACATAGATAGACCTTCATGTGAGATTAGTGTTACAATTCACTTAAATGGAGATGGGACTGATTGGCCATTTGAAATAGAAGATACTTCTATCAAAACTAAACCTGGTGATGGTATTATATATCTAGGAAACAAAGTTACACATGGTAGAAAACAATTTTTAGGAGATTTTCAAACTCAACTTTTTTTACATTATGTTGATGCAAATGGTAAATTTAAAGATTTTGAAAAAGATAAAAGAGCAACATTAGGAGTAGTAAAATGAGATTTATACAAAATGGAAAAGACGGAAGCTGTAGAGTAATTTTTTCTGAACAAGAAAAAAAAATAATAAACGAAAAAGGCGAGTTTATGTTAGATGCAATGGCATTAAGACATTTTAGTAATCATCTTATGAGAATAGTTCATGAATTTTATAAACTATTTCCAGAAGAAATAAAACATAAACAGACTTTTGAGGACTCGGAGTGTGAAGGAAAATAAAATTTATAAATGCATAAATAATTTTATTGAAAATGATAAGACAAGAAAAATAAATCATATTTTAAATTTGCCGTCTTTCCCTTGGTATAAAACATCTTATAAAAATACTTTTACTCATATTCTATTTCAAGATGGGAATCCCATAAGTTCATTTGTAGATTTACTTGAAGGATTTCCAGAACAGATAAAAGAAAATATTTTTTTTTCTCAACTTTTTTTAATAAGTAAAAAAGATAAAATTGAAAAGATATTAGAAAAACCATTTGAAGAAAAAGCTAATCAATTTACAAATTTAATATATTATGTAAATAGTTGCGATGGCGAAACATTGATAGGTTCTGTTGCAAAATTTAAGTCTGTGCAAAATAGAGCAATATTTTGTTCTTCACATTTGTCAATTAATGAAACAAACTGCACTGATGAAGATTTTAGAATAATTTTGTACATTACTTATAAAACTCATGATTAAACCAAATTTATCACCAAAATTTTTAGATTGGGTAAGAAGTAATGATTTTTCAAATAAAATTTTGTTAGAATTAGGTAGTGGAGATTCAACAATTTTTTTTTCTCAATATTTTAAAAAAGTATACTCATATGAAGATGATGTAAATTATTATGAAAATTTAAAAAAAAATTTATCTAACAATGTAGATTACAAATTATTTAATAAAAACATATTTAAAGATATTGATTTTAAAAACAAAGTATCTGAGAGTGACGTATTTTTAATAGATAATCATCTGGAAAGAATTCCAAGAGATCAATTTGCTTTTTACATTCATAAAAATAAAAAACCATTTTCAATAATAGTTTTAGATAATGGAGATTGGAATTACAAAGCTTATGAATTTTTAAGATCTAATTATTATTGTTATGATTTTTTAAAAATTGATGAGACAGAAAATAACGAACTTACGCAAACAACTGTGTTTTTTCACCCAAGAATTAAAAAGTAAAGATACTTTAAATACATTGATCTATAGTATATAATATCGTTATGCCTTTAACAAAAGTAAATATAGCTCCAGGATTTAATAAACAAGTCACTCAAACAGGTGCCGAAGGCCAATGGACTGATGGTGATTTTGTTAGATTTAGATACGGACTACCTGAAAAAATAGGTGGTTGGGAACAGATTGTAGACAATAGTTTAGTAGGAGCTGCAAGAGATCAATTTGTATGGGCAGATTTAGATGGCAGAAGATATGCAGCTATAGGAACTAATAAACTTTTAGTTATATATTATGAAGGTGCCTTTTATGATATTACACCACTTGGTACAGCTTTAACAGGATGTACATTTGACACCGTAAATACTTCAGCGACAGTTACTGTAAACAAACCTGCACATGGTTTAGAACCTGGAGACATATTTTTATTTTCATCTGTCACACCTCCAACAGGAGCTGGTTATTCTGCAGGAGATTTTACAACAAATCCTTTTCAAGTAGTTACTGTTCCAGGAAGTGATGAGTTTACTATAACTATGGCAAGTGCTGCTGGAACTACGGTGAATGCAAGCGGATCAGCTATAGTTACACCTTATATAAAACCTGGTGCTTTAGGTTTTACTTATGGCTTTGGTTGGGGCACAGGATTATGGGGAGGTGGCCAACAAGTATTTAGCACATTGAATGGAGCTTTATTAGATGACACAGCAGGTACAGGTGGATCGGGAACCTCAATTACGCTTGCATCAACTACAGGCTTTCCATCATCAGGAACAATAAAAGTTGGAGCAGAATTTATTTCATACACAGGTATTTCATCAAATGATCTCACAGGAATTACGAGAGCTGCAGCGGGAACAAGATCTGCACACTCGAGTGGATCAGGTGTTGAAGTATTTACAGGATGGGGAATAGCTTCACTATCTCAAACTTTAACAACAGATCCTGCTTCATGGTCATTAGATAATTTTGGAGAACAATTAATTGCAACTATTAAAAATGGTCAGTCTTTTTCATGGAATCCAATTAACTCTAACCCCAATGCTCTTACAACAAGAGCTACAGTAATTAGTAATGCACCAACAGCTTCCGTCATGTCATTAGTTTCAGATAGAGATAGACATTTAATAATGCTAGGAACCGAGACAACCATTGGTTCTACAGGAACACAAGACAAATTATTTATAAGATTTTCTGATCAAGAAAATATTAGTAACTATACACCTACCTCAGTGAATACTGCTGGAACATTTAGATTAGACTCTGGAACCAAAATTGTAGGAGCTGTAAAAGGAAAAGATTATACATTTATTTTAACAGATAATGCTGCGTACGTTATGCAGTTTGTTGGTCCTCCATTTACTTTTTCTATTAGACAAGTTGGGTCTAATTGTGGATGTATCGGTCAACACGCTATGAAATATGTTAACGGTGCAGTTTATTGGATGGGAGAATCTGGCGGTTTTTTTGTTTATGATGGTACAGTAAAATCTTTACCTTGCGCAGTTGAAGATTTTGTATTTACAACTAAAAATGGTAGTAATTTAGGAGTCAACTATCAAAATGGTGAATCAGTTTTTGTTGGTTTAAATCATCTTTATGAAGAAATTACATGGTTTTATCCAAAAAGTGGATCTGATTTTGTAGATAGATGTGTTACTTTTAACTATCAAGATGGAACATGGGTAACAGGATCTTTGGCGAGAACGACTTGGGTAGATGCTAATTTATATGACGTACCTTATGCAACGGAGTATAACTCTACAGGAACACCTACTTTTCCTACAGTACAAGGTATAACAAATATAAATGGATCTACAATTTATTATGCTCATGAAACAGGAGTAGATCAAGTAGATACTTCTGGAAACAAAACTGCTATTCCAGCATTTATAGAATCAGGAGATTTTAGTTTAAATCCTGACGGCACAAACGCTGAAATATTTATGAGTATGAGAAGATTTGTTCCTGATTTTAAAACCATTCAAGGAAATGCTCAAGTAACAATATTGCTTAGAAATTTTCCTGTAGACACAGAAGTATCGTCTCCATTAGGCCCATTCACGGTCACCGGATCAACACAAAAGGTAGATACAAGAGCAAGAGCTAGATTTGCTAGTTTAAAAATAGCTAACACATCGACTGATGAAAATTGGCGTTTTGGAACTTTTAGAGCTGATATACAACCAGATGGAGCTAGAGGATAATGGCTAGAGTAGATATTGTAATACCTGAACCTACACCGATATATACTGAAGAAAACCAAAGGCAGGTAACCCAGTCTTTACGAACGATGCAAGATAAGTTAAACACTTCTTATCAACAAGAATTAAAAAATGAACAAGATTCCTTTAATTATTTTTTATCATGACAATTAGATACAAAAGCGATACGTTTAATTTAGACACAACTAATGTGACTACTATTTTAACCTGCCCAAATGATGCAACAATACTAGTTAAAAATATTGAAGCAGTTCATAACACAGCAAGCAATGTGGATACTGACTTATTTATTAGAAAATCTGGTGCGGGTTCAGATATACAAGTTGCACATAAACAATTAAACAAGGAAACTTTTAATTTTGCACTACAAACTATAAATTTAGAGGCTAGTGATATTCTAAAAATGCAAGCAGACACTGCTAATGAAATTTCAGGATTAGTAAGTTATGCCTTAATAGATAGATCACAGGAAAATGGCTAGACAAAAATTTGTAAATTTTGTTCCACGTCCGAAACCTCCTAAGAGGCCAAGAAGACATAAAAAAAGACTTAACAAAAGTGAAAAACGCAGTTATAAAAGATATAATAACCAAGGTAGATAATGTATTTTCCAATAACTGTTGTAGATAATTTTTATAACGATTTTAATAAAATTATTAAATATGTAAATAATTTAGAGTTTTATGAAAAAACTCAACACACAATGCCAGGATTGCAAACACAAAATTTAAAAGATTTAAATATAAATTTATATAAAGAAGTTATAAGTAAAGTTCTTGCTACTTATTATAATAGATTCACAATTGAAAATATAAATTTTGAATGTCGTACCTCATTTGAAAAAATGATACCTTATGGTAAGGATTATAATAAAGAAGGTTGGATTCATTCTGATGATACAAACAAATTATCAGGCATTTTATACCTACAAGGAGATTTAGATGACGGTACTTCTTTTTATAAAAACAAAAATGTGGGTTTATTTGATAAGGAGAAATTAAAATATAAGCATGCTCTTTATGGGGGAGAATTAATAAGTCCAGATTTATATAATAAAAATTTACAAAATCACAATTCACAATTTGAGGAAATACTAAATATACCTTGCATTCCAAATAGATTAGTGTTATTTGATTCTTCTATGTTGCATAAAAGTAATGGATTGGGTAAAATAGAAAAACCAAGAATTATACAAACTTTTTTCTTTGGTTCTATTTTGGCAGATAGTTTTCCTATTCCAGAAATAAAAAGATATTGAGGAGGATATAATGAGTGATTTACCAAAAATACCAGCAGTTGCCAAAGAGATTATAAAAAATAAAAGAACAGGTAAGGTTTATGATAGTAAAGATCATTTTGATGCTGATGTTGCTGATCCCAATACTGATACTACTGTGGATGATTTTAGACAGGACTTAGAAATTAAAGTTACACGAGCTGGCAGTATTGGTGCAAAAACAAAAAAATAATGAAACCAAGAGGCGCAACAGAAATACAACAAGAGTTTCTTGAAAAATATGTATCTAAAGATTTATTAGATAAGTTTCAAATATGTACATCTATACCAGGAAAAGTTCCGTTAGACCCCAATAAAATAAATATACTTTGGCAAAAAAATTCTTGGGATCAACCAAACCTTCAAAGTTTTTTTAGAGACAAAAATAGACACCACGAATACGATTGGTATATTTTTAATTCACATTGGTGTTATGAAAAATTTAGATATTTTTTTCAAATACCTGAAGACAAATCTATTGTAATTAAAAATGGTGCTAGTCATTTTCCAAAAAGAAAAATATATAAAAAAGGAGATCCTATAAAAATTATACACCATTGTACTCCTTGGAGAGGTCTTAATGTTTTGTTACTTGCAATGCAATATGTTAGGAATAAAAACGTAACTCTCGATGTCTATAGTTCAAATCAAGTGTATGGAAGTGAATTTGCTAAAAGAGTAAACAAAGACACAGAGGCTTTGTTTGATCAAGCAAAAAAATTACCAAATGTAAATTATATAGGATACAAACCAAATGAATATATACTAGAACATATGACAGATTACGATTTATTTGTTTACCCATCCATATTTGAAGAAACCTTTTGTGCTTCTGCTCTAGAAGCACTTGCTTCAGGAGTTCATGTTATAACAACAAACTTCGGAGCTTTACCTGAAACTTGCGCAGAATGGCCTGTGTATGTAAATTATACAGGTAATTTACAAATGTTAGCTATTACAGTTGCTAATGCCATAGATTCAGCTGCTGAATATTTACACACGGATACAATACAAAATCATTTAGAAGAACAACAAAAATACTATAAAAAATTTTATAGTTGGGATAAAAAAGCTATGGAATGGACAAACTTTTTGAAAGGAGCTATAAGTGTCAAGCAATAAATACATTAATGAAGATACATATCAAACATTACAAGAAGTAAATATTGAACCTCAATCAAATTACGAAAAATCAATAGAACCATTGTGGAAAGAAAATAAAGATCAATACAAAGATGTAGAGGTTTTTGTTGCAACACCTGTTCATAGTGAAGTTTCTATACATTACACACAAGCTTTAATAGAATTTCAACAAGAGTGTTTTAAAAACAGACTTAAAGTTTCTTTTCATTTAATTAAATCATCTTTAGTAACACAAGGAAGAAATTTATCTGTAGCTGGGTTCTTAGAATCAAGAGCAACTCATTTGTTGTTTATTGATTCAGATATATATTTTCAAGGTAAATCTATATTTGCCATGCTAAAAGCAGATAAACATATTATATCTGTACCTTATCCTTTAAAAACTTTAATGTGGGAAAAAGCATTTGCTAAAATGCAAGAAGGTAAAATAAAATCACCTGATGATATTAGAAGAGCTTTACATACTTATCCTATGAAAGTTCCTGATCCTAATAATATAAAACTTGATAAAGGTATTATGGAAGTTACTGATTCTCCAACAGGATGTATGTTAATTAAAAGAGAAGTAATAGAAAAAATGATAGAGAAATATCCTGAAAAAGAGATAGTACAAAAGACTGTTATCAATGGTAAGTATGTCAACAAACCTAATATGTGGAACTTTTTTGATACCTTACATGATCCTAAAGAGAAGACTTATAATGGTGAAGATTTTGCTTTTTGCAAGCTATGGAGAGATCTAGGTGGTAAGTGTCATGCATATATTAATGATGCCATAGTTCATGTAGGAGAACACCAATATCAAGGTAAGTTTTACGATGAGTTGATATCAGCCAAGTAAAATGATATTATTATCCATATTTAAGAGAAAAAATTATGGATCCATTTACTATAGCATTAGCCACATTTGGTGTACAAAAACTTCGAGGAAAATCAACTAAAAGATCTTTAAGAGATGCTTTATTTGCTGGAGGTCTAGGTCAACTAGGTGGCATGGCAGGTGTTGGTGGACTTAAATCATTCGGCACAGGACAGATAGCAGGAAATACAATAGGTCAACAATTTATGAATACAGCACCTATGAGACTCGCAAGTAGTATTAATCCTTTTGCACGAAAACAACTTCCTGGACCTGATGTGATTACAGGTGGAAATCAATCTAAAGGATTAGCTGAATTTTTACCAAAAAGCACAGCAGGTAAGGTTAGTTTATTTGCTGGTAGTATACCTTTATTATCAGCTTTAGGTGATGACGAAGTTGTAACAAATCAAATGCCTGCATATAATAAAAATTACAAAAAATTAATTGATAGTGGTTTTGCAGGAACACCTACAGGTTTTATGACTAGAGCATATAATGCAGATGGTTCTTTTTCTGATACACCATTAGAAGACGCAAGCACTTATCAATCCGTAGAAGAAATACTAGATGAAGATCAAAAACCTACAGGATTAAAGACAGGTGGTATTGCAAACATACAAAAATTTAATGAAGGAGGTCACACAGCCTTACCTTCAAAAGCGTCTCATGATGAGAAAGATCCAAGTAATTATGTAAGAGCTCATGGCTATGTTACAGATGCGGCAGGTGTTGGAGACGAAAATGAAGATACTATGTTAGCTCAACTAGCTGATGGTGAGTTTGTATCTAGATCTGCAGCAGTAAGAGGAGCAGGAATTTTAGCAGGAGCTAGTGTTTCAAATAGAGAAGAACAAAGAAAAAAAGGAGCTGAGTTTTTCTATGAACAACAAAGCCGTTTTAAAAGAATTATGGATTTATTAGATGCAAGTAGAAAAGACAATTAAACCTGAAGTAGATGTTTTGTGCATCAAACCAAAAGAGGTAGATACATTCTGGCCTCTTGTAGAGTTTTTAATTGCTGAAGCATTAAAGTTTAGTGGTCAATATGCAGATGCTAAACATATTAAACAATTAATAAAAAAGAACATAATGCATTTATGGATTATGTTTGGAACAGATGAGGATGGAGAAAACAAAGTTTTTGGTTGTTGCACAAGTAGATTTTTTGACAATCCTAACTACAAAGAATTACAAGGATTAATATGTACAGGTAAGAAAATGAGTCTTTGGTCAGATAAATTAGTAAATCAATTAGAAGAGTTTGCTAAAATAAATAACTGTAAAAGAATTACAGCTTTGATGAGACCTGGATATAAAAAAGTTATGAGTAAATATGGTTGGAAAATTAAACATTATGAATTTCAAAAGGAGTTAAAGAAATGAGTATATTCGGCGGCGGAGGAGGCGGCGGAGGCGGTGGCACTCAGCCTTCTACAACAACACAATACATAAGAGAAGCACCAGGTATAGAGGAAAGAAAACTTGGTTTGATGGACATTGCTTCATCACTTGCTCAAACACCTGTTAATATCCCTGCTATTAATGTTGCCCCAATGGGTGCTTTAGAGCAACAAGGTATTACAGCTTCTGGAGTTACAGGTGTTGGTCAACCAACAGTTAGTTCTGCTGTATCAGGAGTACAAGGAGCAATGGCTCCTGTAGGTGCACAACAAATTTCACAATTTTTAAATCCATATCAATCTTATGTTACAGATGAAATTGGAAGACAATCACAAATGATGCAAAACCAATTAGGTGCACAAGCAATAAGATCGGGAGCATTTGGTGGTGGAAGAGAAGGAGTTCAACAAGCAGAACTTCAAGGTAGAGCATTAGAAGCCATGGGTAGAGCGCAAGCTCAAGGTTTTAACACTGCGTTAGGTGCAGCTCAAAACCAACAAAGAATAGGATTACAAGGTGGTCAATTATTAGGTGCATTAGGTCAGCAACAACAAAATATGGCGCAAGCAGATATTAATCAGTTGATGGCTGCGGGTGGTTTACAAAGACAGTTAGGTCAACAAGCTTTAGATGCACAAAGACAAACTGAATTACAAAGAGCATACGAACCATTCCAAAGAGCTGAGTTTTTAAAAAATATATATGCTGCTGGACCAACATCTCAATCTGCTTTAACGCAAACTACTACGCCAGCGGCCACCGGCAACCCATTAGCACAAGCGGCGGGAGCAGGACTTGGAGCATATGCAACTTATTCGATGTTAAATAAAAACCCTACAGCCGCGTCAATGGCCTTGGGTAGAACAATATAGGTAGTTTAATGGACAAAACATTAAACAGGCCTCTATTTAAAAAAAGAGCACAGGAGATTCATCAACAAGTGAATCCTAAACAAGTGCCTAAATTTTTCTTAGGTGGGATTATGTCAGCAGGTCAAATGGCAAGTAGAGCTATAGCTCCTGCTTACAATTTTCTTGCACCTAGAGTTTCTGCTTTTATGAACAAACCTGCAGTTGCAACAGGCTTAGTTGGACTAGAAGGTTATGGTATTGGAGTAGGATCTAGAGATATGGCAGAAGGTATTGTTGAAGGAGACACAGGTAAATTTTTACAAGGTGCTTCTCTTGCTGTGCCTGGTGCTGCTTTCTTACCATCATCTGCAAAACGATCTGGTATACAAGCTTTAAGAGAAACAGGAGAATATTTAACTCCTAGAATGACAGGAGCTACACAATCATTAGTTAGAAATCCTGGAAAGACGGCCATAGGATCTATTGGAACAGGTATTACAGGAGCTATGTTATCTCCAGACGTTATTTCTGAAATTAAACCATCAGAAATGTCTAATGAAGATTATGCAAAAGATATTCAAGAAAGATTAATTTATCAAGAAAGACCTAAATACGAACCTGATCCTAAAAAAAGAGTTACAGAAAATTTAAAAGAGTACAGAGAGAAAGCAAAAGATTTTCAACCAAAAGTTATTGGTATTGAAAATCCATTAACTGAAGGTGAAAAACAATTAGATGCACAATTAAAACAAATTAATTCTATTAACGAAGTTGCAGATAAATTAGGTATTAATCCAAATGAAGCAACAGAAGATCAGTTAAAACAAATAGCTGTTGAATCAAATGTAGATCTTAGCACTTTACAGAAAATGGTTACTCCAAAAGATGACAGTATCACACCTCCTGGAAATGATGGTGTTCCAATTATTACAGGTAATGAAGGTGAAGCAGAAACTCAATACTTAGTAGATAAAAGAAAAAGAGATGTTGCTGGAGGTAAAGAAATATCTAATTCAGGAACTTTAGCAGGTCAGTTCCAAGAGTTTAAAAATAAATTAAATGAAATTACAGGTTCAAGTAATGAGAACTTAAATAACTTGTTAATGATGAGAGCTGCAGGTCAATTGCTTGCAGGTAAATCACCTGAATCAGGTGTGAGAGGATTTTTAGATATTGCAGGTCAAACAATGGGATCTACAGCTGATGTGCTTATTGGTCTTAAAATGAAACAACAAGATTCAGATATGAAATTAGCACAAGCTTTCTTAAAAATGAAATCTGATAAAGCTAAAGGCCAAGGAATGTTAACAGGTGGAGATAAAACAGTTAGAGTAAGTGATCCAAGTGTACCAGGTGGTTTTAGAAATGTCAGAGTATCTTTAGGTAAAGACAATAAGTTTTATGAAAGAATTTTAAACCCTGATGGATCACAAGGTTTTGTTGAAGCAAACTTTACAGGAACTGATGTAAAAAGAAATGATGAGAAACTTAACAAAGCTTTAATGGGTCTAGAAGACAATAGACGTGGTGGTAAAATGGTAGAGTTTGTAATTCAAAATGCATCACAAGGTGGTACTAAAGCTGCTA